TCATTTTCTGGCACTTTCATAATTATCATTAAACCACGATACTGTCTTTTCTAAACCCACATCAAATGGTGTAAACTGAAACTCAATTAAACTTTTTAGTCTAGAGTTGTCTGATGGTTTTCTCATCTGACCCAACGGCATGTCACTTTGAAAAACTAATTCATTTATATCATAGATACTCGACAGTTTTTCGGCAACATGTCCTATAGAAATCTCTTCATCTGGAGAAATAATTAGTGGTTCTGTATCATTGTAGTTATGTAGAACCCAGTCCATGATCTTCCCAAGATCTTCAGAGTATAAAAACTCCCTGAGTGGAGAACCATCACCCCATACTTGGAGAGGTGATCCACTCCATTTTGCATGATACGCTTTATTAATTAGACCGGGAACAACGTGTCCTTCTTGAACATTAAAATTATCTCTCGGACCATATACGTTACATGGAATAACATTTACAATATTCATCCCATACTGATCTCGGTATGCTCTAGAGTTGATTTCCAACATCCTCTTGGCATATGCATAACCATAGTTTGATTCATGTGGTTCTCCGTTATGGAGTTGATCATATGTGAGTGGGTATGTTGCCTCGGCAGGGAAGATGCAAGTGGTTAGTGTCGAGACTACCTTCTTAACATTATTCACCCTACATGCCTCAAGTAAATTGAGGTTCATCTGCATATTCTGATAGAAGAACTCTCCTAGTTTTTCTGAGTTCTCTTTGACACCGCCGACTCTCGCCGCACAGTGAATAACGTATTCAATATTATTATCACGAATATATAAATCAATCTCATCGTAGTTCATGAGATCAACTTCACTTGATCGGGGTTTGTGGGTTCCTGTTACACAAGAACCAACCAAACCACCACCGCCTGTTACTAAAATTTTATTTGGATCAATCATTACCGGTACTCCCAATGCCGCCGTTGCGTGTCTCTATTGTAGCAGGTTTTTCATGAGTTTCAAGTAGTTCATAGTTTAAAACTTTTTCTAGTAACATCTGTGCGACTCGTTCACCATGTTCAATTTTATATGATTCATTACTTGTATTATGTAATAGAATATACAACTCTTCCCTGTAGTCGTGATCTATAATCCCGACACAGTTCGCCAGCGTTATTCCTTTTTTATATGATAGTCCGGATCTTGCAAATACCTTTACAACATGTTGCTCAGGAATCTCCAATACAATTCCAGTCGGAATTGCTTTTCTTTCTCCGGGATTGATCGTCAGTCCGTCCGGACCAACACAAGAATACAAATCATAACAAGCGGAACCAGCAGTTGCCCTTTTTGGTGCGACTGCCTGTGTAGTCATTTTAAAAAATTTCACGTTATCTCCTAATTAAATTAATTAACCGTATGCCTCTACTTCAATATAACCTCTTTGTCCATGTCCACCAGATGGATCTAATGCAAAGACTGTTGATCCATGTCCACCGCCACCTGCGCCGCCGGGAAATGTACCGTCTTGGGCGGGGACTCGGGATAAACCAAAGACTGATCCTCCACCCGCTCCCGCTGCTGCGAGTTGAGCAAATGGACCAATTATGTCCGTTTGTCCGGCAGTGCCGCCTGCACCACCAATGTCTCCTGTTGAATAAGAGTCTGGAACCGAACCATTATTTCCGGGAACATTGTTGATAGTTCCCCATCCGTGACCAAGGGAACGACCGCCTCCGAGGGCGGCGAGCGGGAAAGCACCACTGTTTACCGGTGACCCGTTTCCGCCCTTGGCAGTAAGACTACCATATTCCTCAATCACTGTAGTAACACCATTTATCACTCTGGTAATACTATCAATTGATGTGTTGTCTCCATCTCCTCCATTGCCGTTCAATCCACCACCGAAACCACCATCACCTATGGTAAAGTTTAAAAGATCTCCGGGTTGTATATCAGCGGGAACAAATTTAGTTTCTACATGCTGACCACCACCAGCACCCGATGCGGGATTAAAATCAGTATCGCCATCAGTATTAGTTACGATGGCAGATCCAGCACCTCCACCACCAGCACCCCACAGTCGAATTATAAAATACTTCGTTTGTGCTGGAACAGTTATGGAAAATGAACCTGCGGGAGCAGACTGTCCTGAAGCGAACGAAGCGAGTAACTCAACATCACCTCCACCAAATGTAACAGGTCTTATTGCACCGATCATGAGAAGTTAGTTCCACCTAAGAAACCAAACATGGTCGCACCGGCAGTGGTTGTAATAAATCCTAAGACATCTGTACCAGATGAAAGTGATGGTGCTGTTCCTCCTGCCCATTTAACATAGGACTGCCAATTGACCCCAGATGCCCCGTTGTTTACAATTAGAGTCATTGATCCTGCTCTCCCGGAGACTGGGATATTTTCAAACCCGTAAGTTGTTCCGACACCACCTGAATGTGTGAGAGTCTGAACATTTCCTTTTTCAAAATCAAAAGTAAAACTCGTTGTCGATACAGACCCATTGTTGTGAACTGTTTCTGAAAAATCTTTAAAGTTTGCACGGGTTACATCGTTGTCAACCATTCCAAGTGTTCCACCAAAGGTTGCACCAGATGTTAAAATACCTGCAACGGAAATTGTTGCTGTTTCATCAATGGATAGTGTACTACCAAGTACATCAATTGTCAACCCATTTCTTAAACCAACAAACCCAGTAGCACCAGTTTCTCCAGTGTTTCCTGTCGTGCCTGCGGTTCCCCCTGCACCTGTAGCACCACTATTACCAGTAGCACCAACAGCACCAGTTGCACCACTATTACCAGTAGCACCAACAATTGATGCAGCAACAGTTCCAAGTGCCTTCCAATAAACACCTGTCCACTCAAAGACAGAGTTGTTAAAGGTTACTTGTTGACCGATTGATAAACTTGTTGATGGGAAATCTGACATATCTATTCCTATTTATAGATTCAATTCTGTATCAATATCACCGCTTGAGTATAATTCCATTACTATAGTTGTGTCTCCGTCCCATCCCTCAGTTCCACCTGCCGTGATACCAGCAAGAGTAAATTCGGGAGGTTGAACTTCCTCAAAACGAAAGTCATCGTTACCCGTGGGGTCTTGCACTCCAAACCCATATGGGCGACCTCCTATGGTGGCAATTAGTATGGCGTTTGGATATTCTAGATAAAAATCGTTAGCACCGCCTGCGGGACTTCCGGCAGGATAACCAGATCCGGGATCAATACGAATACTTCCATTTTCTCCGTTTGATCCACCATCATTCACCAACAGTTGCCCTGTCCCTGAAAATATTACGTTACCATCACTCCAGTCTTTATTGGTAACAATCCACCAAGCATTACCGGTATTCCATGACCCAAGAGTTGTTTCAACATAGGTCAAAAGACTAGAATTATATTCACCCATGCGACATAAAGGACTCATTGTGTATACCCAATCGCAAACTGGAAGTCTCTACAACCACTATTTCCTGATAATGTAAATTGCAATGTAGAACCAGCAGGCAGAGTTTGATTCGCTAGTGCAGATAATGAGGTAGCACCAGTCACACCATCACGCAAGAGAATAGTTCCAATGGCGTTTCCGTTGCCATGAAGTTCGGCAGTACATCCACCCGTCACCGCGATGGCGAAGAACTCTGTGATAGTTCTTGCTGCAACGGTTCTTGGGTCTATCTTAAATACTTTATTTGAAACACTTTCAATATTACCGACATATGAGTCAGTGATTGTTGATGTCCCAGATCCAGATGCCGCACTATCTTGGTAGGTTCCATCAGGGAAGGTGATGCCAACAGTATCCATTGAGATACCCGCTTCTGTATTCAGAACAACATTGTCTATCTTTACTTTACCTGTCTCTACTAATACTTTACCCGGCGTTCCTGAACTAGATGAACTGAGTTCAACCGTGCTAGTTGAAAGTCGAAGAGACGGAACAGCAGAGGTTTGTTGGTTAACAATTTTTTTTCCAGTGGGAATCTTGATGGCGGTCGCTGGATTGCTACCATCTCCAACAGGCAGATTAAGAACACCGTCCAGAGTCATTCCATCATCGGCAGATATACCTGCCTCGGGTTGAAGTTGTCCTTTAATTTCGGTTCCTGAACTAAGTGTCCTCAATCCAATCGTCCCAGCGGCAACAAGTGACACTACATGATTGACATCGAGTGCCATTCCTGAGTCGTTTCCGTGATCGAAATCAAGGAATTTTTCACCATGAACCGTTCCTGCAAAAGTTGCACCACCATCTTGGAACGCCAGCGTACCGCCTCCACCAGCAGTAGTTTGGTGAGTTCCATCGGGGAAAGTAATTCCCTTGTCCGCAGAGATACCACCGACAGCAGCAAGGACTAAATTAGATTTCACTGTTCCAGAAGTTGTTAATGATGTAAACTCAGCACTGTACTCACTATTAAGTGTGAATGTTTGACCAGCAGGGTCTAAAAGAATACCATCGGTTGCTCTATACTGAGTTATACCAGTTACACCTTCGCCGCCAGAAAGGAATGCTGAAGCGGGAGCAGTCGTCTGATGAGTACCATCAGGGAAAGTAATTCCCTTATCAGCAGAAATTCCTGCGTTGGCATGAAGAACTGTTTCAAAGATGTTAGAATTTTCTACAGTTAATCCGCCGCTTCCCGTGACAAGTAATCCACCGGTTATACTCGCTCCTGATTTGGCAGTAAAAAGTCCGCCATCGACGACGACTGCTTGAGTTAGTTGGAACTTGTTGTTTCGGATTTTCAACTTGTCCGTACCACTGACTTGGAACGCAATCTCGGGACCAGCACCGAACGATAGGGTTCTGAATTCAATGAAAGAACCATTATTAGTGATACCATTGACCTGAATGTTTGCAGTTGGATCAATACCAAAAGTTCCACCAGCAACATCTAGCGTGAGTCCGTCTCCTGCTTGATATGCAGTACCTCCACCCGAACTGTTGCTGCCGTCCCCTACACCGAAGACTGGTTGGAAACTAAGATAGAATACATCTCCGTCTTGGACCGCTCCTGTTCCACCGGATGCAGCAGATTCATTAGATGGGAATACTGGTCTAATACCACCTTCATCAATTCTACCAATAGGAATTGTGTGATTCGCAGATCCCGAAGAGTTGGCATGATCCAATCCGGGTTTCACATAGAACCATACTTCACTAGGAGTTCGACCTACGTTAGAGGAATCATCTCCGCGAACATGTGGCAGCATTTGTGTCAATTTGCAAATTGCAACAGCAGTTGCTTGCTCGCCGTCCTCACCAATCTGGATCGTTCCACCGGATGCACCCATCAAGAGTGTAATGAGGTTGGGAATATGTGTACCCTTCACACCACCATAGGCAAATTCATTTATGTAGATTTCTGTGGGGTATGTTCCTTCTGGAAACGATTCGGAATTCAGTCCGGACGAACTTGGCCAATTAGGTCTATCTCCTGTTCCTGCTGTTCCTGTTCCATGATCAAACGCAAACTTAAATCCTCCCGGTTGTGAGAGACCGCCCGTTGGAACCGGTATGGTTGATCCAGTTGTTCCATCAAATCGTGTAAAGAAACCGAAACCACCCGGAATACCAAATGTATTTCCGCCAGCAGAACCAGTAGCACCAGTTTCTCCGGTGTTTCCTGTTGAACCAGTAGCACCAGTTTCTCCGGTGTTTCCTGTGGTTCCTGTTGTTCCTGTTGTACCAGTGGTTCCTGTTGTACCAGCACCACCCCCACCACCAGCGGTTGTTTGATGAGTTCCATCAGGGAAAGTAATTCCCTTATCGGTAGAAATACCTAGAGCATGAATCAAACTAGTCCCATCAATACCACCAGCAGGACCAGTAACTCCTTGTTTACCAGACCACTCAACCCATTGGTTACTATCATTATCTTGTAGATAAATTACAAATACACCATCACCAGAATTAAACCAAATATCACCGACATCAGGGGATGCGGGCGGAGACGATCCATAACTAAACTGGAATGTACCAGTTGCTCCGTCAGCACCCGCTTTACCATCAGCAATGACACCTTGTGCTACTTGGATAGTTTGAATTTTTGCAGAAGCATCAGTTACATTGATATTCCCCGGCGTGGCAGTAACCTCCACCCTTTTAGGGGAATCAGAATTGATACTAATTTTATTACTCATCTGGTAATTTCTCTATCGACGCTGAATCGTCCTTCTATCACACGAACTACAGTATCACCTGTGACCAATTCTACGTCGTAGAAATGATTTCCAGATGGAACATTCGACATAGAAGAAGCGTCAACTCCAATTAAAATGCCTCCAGTATGTCCAAGACCACCAGTAGCGGATGCGTTTAATGTGATTCCGCCAGAACCAGAAATCCCTGCTCCTGATGTAAATTCACCAGTGATCCCTCCGCCGGTTACTCCTCCTCCTACTGGTACATCTCCTGTACCACCAGTGGTAACAAACAAAACCATGTCAGAATCTTGCGGAGATCTTCTGACCTGCATTCTGCCAACATAATTATCCAAATTTATATTTTCTGAATTTGAGTCACTATATCTTAGATGTAACTTAAAAGTAACACCTTGTTCAGCAGAAATATCGTACCTTCCGGATGCCATGTATCATCTCCTCGATGCTTTACGAGACTTGCTCGCATTTTTTTGCTTCTGTCTCCTCTTATTTATCTTCTTTTGTTGTTCCCGATTTTTAGTTTCGATTTTTCTTTGGTCTGATTCTTTTCGCTGTGCTTCTTCGTGTAAGATTCTTTGCTTGGTTTGCTCTGCCTCTGCTGATTTTTGTTGCTTTTCTTGCTCTTCATGCCATGCAACATATTGCTTCCAGTTGTTTAGGATTCGTTCATGTTGGTCTTGTGGATACAACTTTTCACTGAGAAGTTTATTAGATGCCATGAGACCTGCCTGCATATCTCCAGTGTACCAAGCAGTAGATGCGAGTTCATCGTAAATTTGCCATGCATAGATGTCTTTTGCAACAAAAAGAACGTCATTGGGAGGGAATGCTATCTGGCATCCCATCTTAGCAAACAGGTATCCCAGTTTAGGATTTCCATTTAGTCTATGGATTCTGGCAAGATTGAATAGCGGTTCAACGCGAGTGTGTCTTAAGTTGTATGCCTGCAAGAAAACATCTTGTGAGTCTTGCCACTTTTCACCAAGATTAGTCATACACATGGCGACACGCATAACAGAATACCACTGTTCTTCTTCCCATCCACCTTTTTCTGCTCTCTTCTCGTACCACTCCTTTGCCTTATTAAAGTCGCCGCCGTCGAAGTACGACTGAGCAAGGTAGAAATAATAACGGTAATTTTCTGGTTCGTAGTTTTCGTTTTCTGGATTGGTTATACAATCAAGAAGAGTTTCTGCATCCGCGAGATACTTCTTTCTCCATGATTCTTTTCCGGGTTCTTCTGTTTCCCCTTCTCCTAGTTCAACATCAAACTCTTTAGTTCTGTTGCCCATTGTTCGGGCATCAATACAGTAGTCACCGGCAAGTCTAGCACTACCACGACCTGCTGCCGCTTCTTCTTCTAGTTTAGGACAATTAGCGTATTCATGAATAACACCAACATACTCCCAACCCATGTTGTTCTTGAAGATTTGATTTCTCCACCACTCAAAGTCACCCCTATTGATCTTCAGAGTATAACCACAATGTTCACCAAACTGTGGTGGATATTGAAAAGTACCTACGATCATATCATCAGCATCAATGACCCAAGAGTAGTCTGCACCACCCTTGTCCGCGTTTCTCAAGGATTCTGTACGAGACTTACCAAATCCACGCCAAGGAGCATCATACACAGTTCCGGGGATGTTGTTCTTTTCACCCCACTCTTTAATAATTTCTTTGGTTCTATCTGTTGAACCTGTATCGGTGATATCATATCGGTCGATGTATGGTGCCATGGAATTTAAGCACTCATGGATGATATGTTCTTCATCCTTTACGATCATACAAAGTGTAACGGTAATGTCATTTGGTCTTTTGCTCATAATAAATCCTTATCTTATATCTGTATCTATGATGGTGCAGTTAGAGTGATAAATGCCTTCTGCCGTCACATCATGTCCTTCACAAAACCAATTCCGAGGTGCTATGGTTTTCTTATTTTCACCTAACCAAGATCCCCACCAACTGAAAGAACTGTTGGCAATTATACACTCTTTTGCCATAGACATCAAGTACAAATCAATAATATCCGAAGAATTTGACCATCGATACTCTTTGTCTTTTGGTAAGTTTTTATCAACCCATTCTTCAGACCAGTCTTTTTTGTTCGTAGCGATATACACGATATCACTTTCCAACATATCCACCGCTCGTCGATAGTAGTTGGTGGAACACAGGTCAACAAAAACATCAGGGAAATCTAAGTAATCACCTCGTCTTATGTGTAGAGTCGCCCATCCGTCTTCGATATCCTTTGTGAGTTCGTTGATGGTATTTTTTGATTGCTCATCTATTGAAAAAAGTTTCTGAATATCATCTGAACAATCAGAAAAATACTTTTCACTTTGAAAATATCCGTCAACTAAAAAGTCACGCATTCCCTCGGGGATTTCTGTATAAACGAATGTAGGTTCATAATAAACTCTCCCCTCACCCAAACATTGAGAAACCATATCAGAGTGTCCAGTTTCTATATTCCTAAAAATGGTGTCTAGATATGGTCCGTTTCTTTCTGTATTTGTGAGATCTGGGAAAGTGGCAGTTATTCCATTTCTTTTTGCATAAGCGTATACCGCTGCTATTTGGAACAACTGATTAGCAAGACCAAAATGATCAGGATAAATTCCTTTCTTAACTCTGCTGATAACATGACTATCCATTTAAAGATTCCAATCTAATATACTTTGTTTTTTCTCTAATACTATCAGCGATTCTTTCTTGGTGAATACTTCCAACTGATCCATTGACATCTTTTTTATCATCACTAATTGGATTTGTTTTATTATAAACATACATTACATCAGGAATGTACCGTTGTCTTTCTGCTGCCATTTCCAACATTGGCATCATGAATGTAAAATCACCTGCGGTGTCATAGTAAGAATTTGTTACAGGGTCTATGAAATCTTCCTCTTTGATCCGCATAAAGAGTTCTTTTCTAAAAGTTCTAAGATGTGAGGTCAACCACCTTGCAGAACGGTAATTATTTGTAGCAATGGTTTCCTCTGTATGTTCGTGAAAAAAACCATCAGGGAAGACTTGATAGTTATCACCACCAACATACTCGGCATAGGTTCCATACGTCATCCAAACATCATCAGAGTAGACTTCGTTTAGTCTAGACAAAACACCAGAGTCCGGCAACCAATCATCAAAGTCAACTGTGACAATAATACTTCCGGGTTTTGACAGATGAACACCGTCCTTCACATTTTCAGTTTGAAAACACCGATCAGTTTTTCTTACACAAGTAAAGTTTTCGTGATTACTTTCATACTCTTTCAATACATCATATGTCCCATCGTTAGTAAATGCATCAACCATAATAATATCATAGTTATCGTACTCCTGATTTACTACACTATCAAGACACATGCGAATCCACGGTGCGGAATTATACCCAACACCGACAATAGTAAAATGATTTTTCATGTCGCCTCCACTGTCTCTTTGTAGATGTTCTTCATTCTATCAAGTTGTAAACTTGCAGATTTTAACACAAGACTAATTGCTCGTTCATCTAAGTTTATCAATACATCTTGAATCAAGTTTGATGTTGCAAAAAGAGAAACATCACCGAATGTTGCGGTCGGGTGCCATAGATGGCAACCTAAGCAATCTAGATTTTCTGTTTCAATTCGATGCACACCACAGGTTCCATGCTTTTTATCATAACAAACTTTATCATAAAAATAATTTGCTTTAATCAAGAACATGGAATCTTCTGGACCATATCGCAAACACCACTCGGGATCATACCCACCGATAGATTCAAATATATCTCGGTGAATACAAATCGATCCACCCGGTGCGCCCGGCGATGGTTTAGAGTTAATACGTCCAATTTCTCGGACACTTTCAACAAAAGAATTATAGTTTTTCCCTGAGATTGGTCCCTCTTTTGATATAAGTTCTCTAAGAGGTTTGCTTTGATTTTTCTCGAAATATCGAACACATTTATTAGCAAAACACTGAAAAAACTTCGGTAAATCATCTCGCTTGATTCTATCCTTTATTTGATCTTTAAATTCAGAACAAAGAACAACATCAGCATCATGAAAAACAAACCAATCTGCCTTTGTCTTTGAATAGATCAAAGAATATGCGACATTCATACACTGTGATTTATTAAACTCATCCACCTCAATGTGTATGTAAGAGCATCCCTCTTCAATAGAGATATCTTTAATACTAGTGCTACTTGTATCCCCCTCGACAACAATAACTCCAATAGAACTGTCCTTAGTAAAAGACTGTAACACTGTTCTAATGTTATCAGTCCGTCCCTTGAGGGGTATGATGATTATGATTTCTTTATCGACAAATCCTTCCTCAATATGATAAGAGACATTTTTCTTTTCTATGAAATCACTCTTACACAAAATTAATTGTTCAATTATATTGGATGGTATGTACTTATGATCCGTGATTAAATATGGTCTAGAATTTAGTCCACAAACATCTTGTTCACTATCCAATAAAGGATCACCAGTGCTTTCTGTTTGAAACAACATGACTGAGTTCCCATTGCTGCTATGGTAAAGTTCTCCTCGTCCTCCGTTTTCCCGTATTACCCTCGAAAGATGCGGATCTGGGTACAACTGATTACAAAGTATTTTAATGTTTTCCATTGATATAATCCTGACATATCTTGTTAATAATTTTGCCGAGGTGGTAATCTAATCTTTTATCTTTTGCTATTTCTAGATTTCTCTGTGTAGACGGAAGCATGGAGTTATAAAGATCTTCGGTCAAATTTGATAATCGAGTTTTGTCCCAATGTGCTGGATTCACATCACCAAAAAACTCAACCAGATCTATGATTCCATTTGTATCGTAGTTATCTCCAATACACGGATCTCCCCAATAAAGAGGAATGGTCCCTGTGGAGAAGCAATCTAATATTTTTTCTGTGTGCCAACCGGGGACTTTTTCATTTTCCACCACAATAGAAAACATATAAGGAGCAAGACCATCCTCTTTGGTGTTTATTGGATTAATTTCTCTACCAAACAATTCAACATCCCACCCCTCTCCTTGCAGTTTAGTTAAAATTGATAAGCGAAGACTATGACCACTGCACATATTTTTGAGACTGGTTATCATACTAATCTTTTTACTTTTTTCATACATCCGTGGTTCAGATACCCAAGAGGGTGTGGCGGGACAAATGGTGTTTACCCCCAGTGACTTATCAAATGAGTAGACCGGAATACTTTTTGAAATCTCCTCTAACCTAGATCGATTTTTATCTATTCCATTATAGTATCGTTGCACCTCATAAGATTCTGTCATCAGGACACATGAATTGTCTTTAGTGGGCATGGTTGCATTCATGTAAATAATTAAATCAGGGTTATCTCTGTCGTAAACCCACAGATCATTTGGGTTGGGACGAGTGGTTTCAAATGACTCTGGATCATAATCATCACGAATACAAACTTTTAATTTATTCACTCGTAAATCCTAAACTCTGATAGATCTTTATGTATTCCAGATGACTCTAAGTCAGGATTATCATCTTTGATATTTTCAAACAAGTAAAGTCCTCTTGCTGCCTGTTCAGGGGGAAGATACATGTTCCATCCAACAGTATCAAACGAGTCATCTTTGTACAGTCGATCCATATGTCTACCCTCGTAACGAGAAACCTTAAACCAGTTATAAGCGTCCTCATCATCAGTAAGAATCATTCCACCTTTCCCTATAGGGATGTGTTTCCTTCTGTGAAACGAAAGACAATAATACGAACCGGGAACATACATTCCACGTTTCATTCTAGTCGCGGAATCATAAACTGGGTGTGGGTTGAGTGGATACGCACCTGACCATTCTTCATCAACAAATTTAACACTACACCCCGCGTGCTTTATTGTACACGGAACAGACACATAGGTTCTTCGCGGAACTTCTACAGTCCCAGATGCATTCAGATACTTCAAACACAAAAACATAGCATCAGTGCAGTTATCAACTGCAACAGCAAACTTACTTCCACCGTATTCTGCTAGTTTTTTCTCAAAGACATCAACAACATCCCATGGATCAGAACAATTATATTTTTCCATCGTGTAGGATAAAAGTTGTTCATCATATTCAAGTGGATCTAACATGCTGCTCCACGCTTTGCGTTTTCCTCTGCATCATACATTGAGGGAGTTTCTTCTCTAGTAATTTTATCATAGTACCCACCAACGACAAATCTTGACTTGGTTGTGCATGTTTCAAGGGTACATTCTGGATCATATGCAAAACCGGGAACAACTCTGAAATCAAAACTAACTCTAGTCTTTCCCGTCTCGTTATCAAGATTACCATGCCTACATTGATTAAGATAACCAATAAAGAACTCACCATAATCCATAGTCACTGGTTTAAAATCACCCATACCCGGAATAGACTCCATCCAGATACTATTGGTATCAAAACACTTTGTTAGAGGAAGAATAACATTAACTTCACCTAGAGGGTGTTTGTGATCTGGATCACCATCGGAGTGCCATTTATATACCGCCTTCGCTCCGGGACGACAAAATCTAATTCCCGGTAGTGTTTGAAAAATCATTTCGTCATCTTCAAACATCGGATGGATAACCTCTCGGATAAATGCTCTGTACAGATCAACGAAATCAGTCCACCCAGAATCAATTTTTTCATAAAACAACTTATGAAAAGAAGTCTTAGTGTCTGTTCCTAACGTAAGATTAGTTTTTTCTTCCTCGTTATCAAGAGCATCTAGTTCACAGTCATAGACGCTCTGAACTAAACCCTTAAAGTCATATTTGTTAGTGTCATATTTTACTATTCTCATATTTGTAGTTCTCCATAGTATCATACTTCGGGTTCTCTAAACACTTGTCAATAAAACCACAAAGCGTGTCGTCTGCGTCAATATATTTAGTTGCTAGTTCATAATTAATTTTGACGTAGGGTTCCATTTCTTTATATAATTCTGGTCCAATTCTCTTCAATATTGTACCAAGTTCGTCCAGCGAATTCCAGAATAATATACCACGTTCATCAAAAAAAGTTGAAACACTTCTTGCACCAAAAAAGATTGGCACGTTTCCCGTTATAAAACAATCCAGTATCTTTTCCGTGTAGTAGTAATCTTTTATCGCATTTTCCATAGGGATAGAAAACATGTAATCAACAAGGGAATCTGATTTTAAATCTAGAGTGCCTTTTGGTGATCCCTCACCAAACAAGTCCAATCTATCTGCAAATCTCTCTGCTACAGTGTGACGAAGTGGTCTATCACCAATTCCACCGTATTCTGTTTTTCCCTTTAAAGAATATATCTTAGATACTAATCTAGTCTTTTCATGCAAACCATGAGATTCCTCTTCTACAGAAACCCAGTCTGCCGGTATAAATTTATACTTAAGTGGATCTCTACTCAAGAGGTTTTTATCGTGGGTGAATATTAAATCAAAGGAGTCCTCTAATTTTTTTATATCATCATATATGTGACCCCAGACGATAGGAGATTCCATGAGTAAACCAACTTTAATTTTAGAATCAACTTCTTTGACCATTGGCAACATTCTGTCTGTGAATATAGTTATACCATCCCACTCAGGTTGGTTTCGTACATACTCAAGATTAGTATTTGGTTTTATAAACTTTGCTCTGTTTTCTTCTCCGCGTATGCCGGAGTAAAGACCAGCATCTTTCCATGTTGGTGCATGTGAATTTTCAATGTCGAAAGTATTAATCTGTCTCATACCAACTCCCATGACTTTTGAAAAAATCCATCATAATTTACGTCCGATTTATTTTCTGGATTAAACCAGTCTTTGGGTGCGTACACCTTTTCATTTTTACCCAACCATGCTGCCCACCAACTGAAAGAACTATTTGCAATAATATTAACGTCACACTGTGTCATCATGTACATGTCGATATATGCTCCACATTGTCCGTGTTCGCTTGTATCAACGATAGCGTATGGTCGATCCAATTTGAAATTCTTAACACACCATTCAATATCGTCACTAAAAACTAAAACAAAAGAATCTGATTTATCATGATTTTCTAAGCAAGAGTTATAATAATCTATGCCTAGCGTGGTATAAATTTTATCCAATACTAGATAATCTGTTCTTCTCACATGTAATGAGATTTTTTTCTTTCCACTCGGGACTCTATCAAGAATAGCATTACCTGCTTGTATAAACTCGTCCTTAAACACGAACTGTTTTTTAATTTCATTTTCATAACCAGAAAAATATTTTGAGTTTTGAAAATATCCAAAGTATTCTGTGTTGTCTGGTTGTTCAAAAACTAATGGATCAAAATGAACGTGTCCCTCGGGTTCAACGTAAACATCACCCAAAGTATTTGGTCTATCAGAAATGTCCTTACCTACACCAGAGAAACACTCATGTAACATAATACCATTTGGATAAAAATCATGAGGATACCAGAAATTAAAATTGTTAGTTTTTGCAACGCTATAGAGCATTGCGTACTGGAACATCTGGTTACCTAGTCGTCCCCAGTTTCCAAGTTTACTGAAAGTTATCATAGTGTGAATACCGAAAATTTCTTTGACTGTTTTAGAGGAGTTCTTGTCATTGACTCCCATTTATTTTTATTATTCTTTGCATCTGCTTGGAAGAAGAAAGGAACATGTGGTGCGTATACATTGAACCTTGGTTGTAGTTCATATGCAATACCAACATCAAAGGGATGATTCTTTCCATAGATCCATCGCTTCCCTGTTTCAATTACTTCTTTTGCCATCTTTTCATTTAACCACATAATCGAATGAGTGGCAAATACTCTTTCAATTTTCATCCATCCATTGCCAACATCAATAGCAGAATAATTACCATCTCCATGAGAAGTCCCCATGTATATGGCATCAGCATCGTCTGGAATATTTTGTAGGGTTGTAGTAAATACCGACTCTTCAATATCTACGTCATCTTCAAGAATTAAAAGAGGAAAAGATTTATTATCGATTGCTTCTTGGAGAACTCGAAAATGAGACTCCGCACAATTTCTATAGTGTTCTTCACCTTCTCGGACTCCCTCATGTGGAGGGATATCGGTAACGGCAGAAAAGCGACTAGCATTATCCATGCATAATCGCTCACACAATTCTTCCATTAGTTTATCGTTTTCCGTGGCGGTATCAACATTAATCCACCTCACTGGAACATTACAAAGATCAATTTTCATAGCGAACTTATCTCGACTTTCCTATATGATATTTAGGACACAATTCCCAATCATCCCTTTCGGAGTATTTAATAATCTTAATTTTACTTATAGGGGTAATTGGATCGGAACTTTTATCCACATCGACTATATTAACTAGTCCCCACTGACCAAGCAACCCAGCAATTGCATTTCTTCTTCCCTCGTCTTCTTCAGAAAAATCTGATTTAAGACCATCAAGAGAAAACAATTCTTTGAAGTGTACAATATAATACTTTCCCCGTTTGTGGAGAATGTGACAGGACTGGTACAACTTTTTGTCTTTTCGAGAAGAAACACCAATCCGTGTTAATGTTTCTTTTACCTTTAAGAAGTCTTCATCTGAGTTTAAAGTCACCTCGATGAGATCTTCAACTTCTATTTTCTCACCCATATTTTTCACCTTTTTAAATTAAATCATACTATGATTCTCCTTTATGTAGGTTTTCGAGGTGTTCTAATTGCTTGTGAGTGAGGATTCTAAGTGCCTCCTCTGCTTTCTGGTTAGAATATCCATAGTGTTTCTTGACAAGTTCCAGACTCTCCGGAGTTGTCGCCTTGTTCCACTTGGAAAATCTCTTCCTCTTCCTGATAGAATTCTTCAAATAGTGGTACTGCATCTTGGGATCAATTCCATGATGCATATTCATATTGTTTGCCTGTATGATTGTGTCAGGAAAATATGACAAACACTTGTTGACAACGAAGGGAACATATTCTTTTTCTGTCACATCGGGCAGATCTTGAAATATATCCTCTTTGTTGTAATTGACTGAATTTAGAACTTCACTTAGATTCATGTTGATTTTACACAATCTCCAACAGAAGAGTAGTCTCTAATGGTGGCAACCATTACCTCATTTCCTCTGAATGCCCACTCTGGTTCATCTTCAGTCCCCCGAACAAACCGTATATCATAGTCAGGATTTATTTCCAATAGTTTTGCTTTAACTTCTTCAACACTAACTTGCATGTACCCATTGTACATGTCTCTAACGTCATCAATACAAATGGTGTGGGTATTTGAAGAGAGATTTTTGATATGTTCCAGTTCCTCGATGAGAGGACATATTTTTTCTGCCCGACCAGTTATCCCTCCCGAATAATGTGCGTCTAACCAAAAGAATATGTCTGTTTTTATATCATGACACATGTTATAGAGTTCCTTCGCACTACTTCCAGAATATACAGTAACATGAGGCATGTCTTTGAATCGGGTAACATTTTCGGAGTATAGAGTTGGTTGAAACTCTATGGTCCTAATTTTTTTAAATCCAACATCGATTGCCATTAGTGTGGCGGACGCTGTTGGTCCAGTCCCAGTCTCCACGAAACAACATTCTGGACTTTCCATTGCGTACATTTCGTTTAATGTTTCACGACGAAGTGCCATCAGTCTATTCCTTCCATGATATAATAATCATCTTGCATACTTGTTTTAACATAGGTGTATCCATACGAAGCAATTACCTTTCGTGTGTGTTCTACCCACTCTGATCCTTCTAACCAATCATTATGCTCGAAGGCAACTGTTCTAAATTTATATTTGTCATGTGGTAACATTTCAAATACCTCTAGTATTTTTTCCGAGGGTTCGATGTCAACGGACAAAAAATCAATTACCGCAGGGGCATTATGCTCATCCAGCAACTTTTCGTAATCAATTTCAAGGGCAGATTTTTCAACACAAATTGTGTTTGGTCTGCTCTTCCAGTCATGTTCAATTCCACGTTCTTTTGAAAGAGGAACATAAACATTATTTTCAAAACTCTGATCAATCGCTATCCCTCTCCAACCATAATTTGCCTCAAGTAGTGCAGTGTTGTTCCACATCCAAGGGACAGAACATCCAATGTCAAGAAAGTATCCATTTTCTTTTTCATCGAGAGTTTCCACCACCCAAACATCTTGATCACACTCAGAGAAAACACCTTTAATATCTGGGTATTGTGTTTCAATACCCCACTCGCCATTTAATTTTTTCATTTAAAATCACACTCCATCATAATATTTGTAAGACATGCGGTTAGATTAATTTCCGCGTCAGCAACAAACGCTGCCTTGTATTGGTAATCTGCAAGAATCAAAACTGCACTCGGAATAGATTGCGGTTGCATCTTTTCATAAAGACAGTCATAGATCTTCCGGAAGATCAGACTCTGATCATTATGGATATTAGTAGACACCCATTTACGGACACTGGTGAAGTCTTTCTCTTTAAGATACTTCATCAATTCTACGACCTTTACATCGCCCGAATCAGAGAGAACACCCACATCAATATCCCCACCAACTGCATAGCGTTGACATTCATTGATAATACGTCTCCAGTCTGGAGCATAGCGAGTGATCAACTTGGCAATAACTCGCTGGTCGTAACCAACACCCTCGGCATTCAGAATAAACTCAATACGGTTTAGGAATGAAGGCATCAATTGCTTCTTCTCATTCGCACCAAAACGGAAGTCGATACATGTGCATCGTGAATGAAGCGGTTCAATAATCCTGTTCTTGTAATTACAAGTCAGAACAAACCGACAGTTCTTTGAGAACTCTTCGATAAAACCACGAAGTGCTGGTTGTGTAGACTGAGCATTTGAATAATCGAACTCATCTAGGATCACAACCTTCTTCCGTTCAGATAGAGAAATCGTACTAGCAAAGTTTCGGATCTTTGTACGAAGTGTATCAATGTTTCCATCTTCTGAGCAGTTGATTACAATATGATCACAATCTAGTTCATCACACAATGCCCGTGCAACGGTAGTCTTACCACAACCGGGACCGCCAGAGAGGAGGAGATTCTGCATCTCCCCACTCTCGACGATTTCCATAAAGGACTTTTTTAGTTCTTCAGGTAGAACGCAATCTTCAATTGTCTGGGGGCGATACTTTTCAACCCACAAGAATTCTTCTGTCATAGTTTCAACCATTGTATACGGAGTCCGAGTCAAGAGCAATGTAATAAGTAAGATTAATATCGTTATTTGTGAAACGACTCACAACCTTGTCTGAGATAGCGACCGAGTAATCACCGGGGAGCAACTTAAGATATTCACTCTTAAGATACATCTTAAAAGAAGCATCAGGTGCTTCTTCCGAAACGGTGATAGAGTAACGATTACTGGTTACATCATTCTTGTCCATCGAGATGAGATCAATAGATCCATTATTGTCCGTAATACAAAGATCAGGAAGACGAAGAACAGCAGACGCACGTTGAAGTTCAATAAATTCTCTGTTTGAAAGATCGAAGTGAACAACGGTCTCTGGCATATTAAATTCTCGGTCGGGTCTACAACCCTTAACGAGTTTCGGTTCTGCATAATGATACACAACGTCAGTAGAACCACTAGAGATGGTTACATGTTTGTCATGGAATTCTAGTTCAGGATCATCGAACAAAGAAATTGTTCCGAGGAACTTACTAAGATCCCAGATGGCAAACTCAGAGGGAAAATCCTCCTCGAATGTTGCTTCGACCATGATGTTCTTCATGGGAGAAACAGTAACTTGTTCCCTACCGGGAACGATATGGAGATTTGCATTTACTCCATTGAAGTTTTTTAGAATGTCGATTGATTGCTTTGATAGTTTCATTTTAGTTGTCATTTCAGTTGTTGTCATTATTGTAGTAGTCCTCATAATCTTCTGGGGTTAATCCCCCCTTGGCAATGTCTCGAACATTGTTCTTTGCATTGTGTCTGCGATTTCGCTTTTCACTCTTTCTTGCCGACTTGTAATACCCATGATAGTCATGGTCATCGAAACGACCTTCTCCTACAGGGGGACGATCTTTCTTCTTCTTTTTCATACAAAATCGCCTGCCAGATCTAGTAGATTATTCAACTTCTTCTCCAAGAGGAAATTTGATGCATTACTAAACAATCCCTGCCCCGGACGGATCTTAATTTCTTGTCGTTGATTTTCTCGAATACTTTTTTCATTCTTATATGTCCTAACGATTTCATCTCGTATTGTATCAGGAATACAGGTAAAGTCAACCAGTGTTTGGTTACGTTTCCAATTTTCCATTTTCGAGAGTTTGCCCTCAGAAATCAATTGCATCATTCGCTTTTTTCCAACTGGTTTTTGTCTCTTGCCATCGACAATAAACGTATCCCCGTCAGATAGAATATTAGGAATACCATCAGAGGTATCTCCCTTTAGAATATGTTCTAGTAGAAAATCTTTAGGATTCCTACACTCAAGCAATTCCTTCTTAATCGGACTATACTGTTTAATTGAAGGATACCTTTGAAGTTGCATAAAGTCCTTATCATTAGACAGAATCATAATCTTTTCATCACAATGAAACTGCTGACACACTACGGCAATGATATCATCTGCTTCTGTGTGTGGTACGCGAAGTTGCATGTAAGGAAACACTTCACTGATCTCAGAAAGATATTGTTCAAACAATCCAAAGACCTGATTCCAATCATGAGAATCATCCTTCTTTTTCTTCTTTCTATTTGCCTTGTAGTTTGGAAAAACTTCTTTCCTCCAACAATCAGAAGACTCAAGACATAGAATTACTTCTCCGTACTCATCCTTAAATTGTTTTCGGTACATACGAATAGTATTCATAAACAAATGCCTGAGCATATATTCATCTAGTTCTTCGTGGAGTTTTCGGTGTACAAAATAAGAGGCGAGAAACAACTGGTTCGTATCGAGGAGAATCATTTAAAAAACTTTCAAAATTACTGTGTTTGCGTTTAGTCTTCCGTTTGGACTCTTAACCATACTGTGTTGAGAGTTCCAAACCTTATCAAGTGTACTCTGGTTCTTAATTGTTTTAATAATGTCCTTTGGTTTCTTGATTGTTCGAGACTCAGACTTATCCTCGTCAAAGTTCTGAATGGTAGTTCCCTTGATCGATAGAGTCTGTCCTACACATGCATAGTATACACTCAAAGTGTTGTACTTGGTACTATAAACTACGACTTTTGAAGAATCTAATATATTGACTGGATCAATACTTTTGATTCCAAACTCCTTTGAGGACTTTTCGTATTGTACTTTAGACACAACCTTCGCTGGATCAGTCTTTCTCTTCTTTCGTGATGTTTTATTGTTCGCATGATATCTCATACAATCAGAAACAAGACCTGTCATAAACTTATGAAGTTGCTTCTGTTGTCTTTTACCAAGATAAGAATAACCCTCCATCAGTTGCTCGTCTTTGCCTTTCAGAAGTTCATCCAGTTCTGCTAGTGCAGGAGCGAACACCAAAGAAAGCATTTCTGCTTGGCGATAACCAACATTATTTTGATTCAACCACTTGTAGATGTTAATCTGCTTGTGGTCATCCGTCTTGTTCATTAGAGATTCATTGACCGAATCACATAGACCCATCATCTCTCCTGCAAGTTCAGTGACTTGATTTTTCATTCTCTCTTGTGGAGAGATTACAACCTTCTCAGAACGAGATGCCTTCTTAGACTTACCAAGACCAATCAGTTTAGTAATATAAGTTTCAACCACATCCGTGAGTTGGTTGATATGCGGAAACCCACGGGAAAGCATTCTACAATAATGACCGTATGTTCTAAATTCTTTCAGAGGAGATCTTTTTGCAAGATTAATATCTTCATCCGTCCAAGAACTACTCTTATCCTTCATCCAATCAAGAGTCCACTTCTTGTAGTTTCTCTTATCTGAAGTAGTGACATACCAATTGATACTTATAAGAACATCTCCTGCATCAACATCTTCCAATGGAATATCATTGTCCCAAGTTGGTTCTGAACCATACGCCTTTTTAATATAATCACGTTTCATTTTCATCTACCATACACCTTCCATGCTGTAGCAACCATTTCTTTCAATGTGTATTTTGGTTCCCAACCTGTAATATTTCTAAACTTGTCAGAGTTTGCAATTAGGACTTCAGGGTCTCCTGTTCTCCGTGGTTTATGTATTACATCTAACTCTTCTCCTGTAACGGAAACAAAATTTTCAATCATATTCCACACAGAAAATCCCTGACCAGATCCGAGATTATACACACCGGTAACTTCCGCGTCAAGTGCGATCATGTGTGCAGAAATAATATCTTCTGGATGAATATAATCTCGAATAGCAGTTCCATCTGGAGTGTTATAATCTGTACCGTAAACATAAATTTGACTCCCACTGAGAATCCGTGAGATGAAGGTAGGAACTACGTTGAGTTTTTCTGTCCACCGAACATCAGTAACTTTTCCATCAATATGAGATCCTGCAACATTGAAGTACCTAAAAGAAGTGTATTCAAATGCAGGAATTGAATCTGAAACTTTCTTTAGAACATGCTCAACCATTAGTTTAGATTGTCCATATGGATTAATTGGTTGACACACTGTTTTTTCTACAATGTTGTCTGCGTTCTGCGGCATCCCATATACTGCTGCGGTGCTAGAGAAAATAAATCGATGAACGCCATTTCTAATAAGTTTTTCTACAAAACTAATAGTCTTAGCAGTATTGTTATTATAATACCTCAAAGGATTCTGAACAGATTCAGGAACACATATATCTGCGGCGAAGTGCATCACTGCCGATGGTTTTTCATTTTCAAGAATACCATTGACCCATACATCGTTATCAATGTCACAGTTGTGTATCTGTGGTTTGTTCTTTCGTCTAGAGAATGTTTTTCTTAGATTCTCACATGCCTTAGTATCTTTATCAATAACAACAACTTTTCTTCCCGATGCCAGTAGGGCATGGACTGCATGTGATCCGATATACCCTGCACCACCTGTGACTAACACTGTTTCATGTTTCATTGAAATACTCCTGTAAACCAAGTGGGTGTATCAACATTCTTCCACTTAGCAAAATATGCTTTCTCGCCATTGTAATAATTTCTGTACGATTCAATCGCACACTCTACCTTATACCTATCGGGCATACACGTTGGATGTGGTGTGAGTCCAATATAAGGAAGTTGTGGTCTGTTTTCGTCACACCATTTAATTACCTTTTCGCTTTTATGGTGCTTGAGGTATCGACAAGTATATTCTCGACACAAAGCAAGTCCGTGTTCGATCAACCAATCATAATTTGCATCAGAAGCACGCACCCACTTTGTACATGGGTGGTTATAAAAAGATCTTTTGTATGGGGCGGTTCCTTCTGGTTGAACCGAACATAGCATCTGTGCTGACTCTAAAATCATTTTTACGACATGTTTATCACACGCCATCTTTGCTGCTCTAATTGGATTTTTATCAAGTACGAAGATGTTCATAGGTCTATTATACCTCAAAGGAAGACTCGTGTCAAGTCCTTAATTCAATCAGTAATTGGTAATCAATATTTCATATGATTCCTTACACCCGCCTTTTGATTTCATAGAATATCTCCATGTCGGGGTGTGTATATTGTAGTCCTTATAGAGTTCCAGTAGTTCTGGGTGGTCGTTGTATGATACTGCCCACTTCCCATTCATACCTTTTACACTATTATAAAATTGCATATGATTAAAATCTTTATGAGTGCTTCCTCGGTCACCATATAAAGTAGAATTATCTAAAAGATACGGAGGATCCATGTAGGCAAAGATATCTTTATGCTTTTCTAGAGAAACACTAAAGTCTTCGCAACCAACTGTCACCTCACCAGATGATCCAAAAAGTCCACCGAGTGAAAATTTCTTTAACTTTTCTATACATCTAGGATTCCAGTTCTTCTGTGAAGGAGACATTCCTCCAGAGAAAGTTGTCCCAGAAAAACTAGTTCGATTTAAAAGATAAAAATGTGCTGCCTTCTCTAATCGGTTCTCTAAGTTATCATATTCTTTTTGGATACGATAAAATTCTTCCTTGGGGAGAGGAATAGGAAACTCTAAGATACGAGCATGTAGTTTTTCTTTGTGATTAAGAACGTGCTGCCAAAAGTTAACCAACGGTTCAAAGATATCATAACCATGAACGGTGATACCTCTAGATGCACACTCCCATTCAAGGGAACCTCCTCCGAAGAACGGAGAAACCATCTCAGTGATATCTGCGGGGAAGTAGGGCATCAACGCACTGATTGCGTATGACTTTCCGCCGGGATAGCGGAGCAACGATTTTGATCTTTGACCTTCTTGCATTATCCAGTTAGTTTACTAAAGTTACCCGTCTTCACAAAGGTAATTTGATTATCGAACTTATCTACGAGTTGATCAGACTTATGACTGATCACAAACACATGCGTATTCGCACTGAGGACGCTCATCAACTTCATGAACTCCTCTGTCCCCACTGAGTCCAAGGAAGAATCAAACACTTCGTCCAGAATTAATAGATTAGTATTTGCACTATTCTTAAGTCGAGCGATCTCTCTCCATGCTAGGAGCAGAGCAAGATCGATTCTCATCTTTTCTCCTTCAGAGAAAGACATGTAACTAAATTGATCTCGGTGTCTACTCTTGATTGTTTCATTGAAGTTTTCATCTAGGGAGAACTGGGCGAAGAATCCCATGTCAGTTAGAAACTTATTAATAAGTTTGTTCATGATTGGGAGATAGTGACGAATGATCTTAGACTTAATTCCTGTATCCTTCAGTAGATTTCCAAGACAACCAAGGAGTAAAGCATCCTCTTTGAATTTGTTCTTTTCCTCACCAACGCTGTCCATATCCTTTTTATACTTCTTCAATACCGTGGCATTTTCAGTGTTGTCCGTTCGAGCAGACTTACTTTGGATATCTTGTATTTCTTTTGTTAGTTTTCTTGAATACTTTTTACTTGAGTCGATGTCGCTTCTTCGTTGAACAATTTGCTCATGTACCTCCTTCGCTCTAGTCGAAAGATTTTTTAAGTCATCTAGAGATTCATTTTTCTCTTGAATTTGTTTAGCAATATCTTCGAGACCAGCAACAAATTCATCACGCTTTGCCTCAAACTTTCCAATGAGTTCAGATTTAACAGAATCAGGAACACCCTGTGTACAGGTCGGACACTGTTCCATGTCTTGCATATCAGTTATCTTCTTGACGTTATTGTCATGTGTCTTCTTGATAATAGTTTTCATATTCTCAAACTTAGACAACGACGACTTAACAGAATCAATATCACCTGTCTTGTCAATCAATTCTTTTTGTTCATCCAGAAGACCACTGACCAATGATTCATTTGATTCTACCAGTGCATCGGTTACTTCTAGTTCTTCTTGTAGAAGAGAAATCTTAGAGTCATCTGCTTCTTTAACAGAAGCAATATGATTTTCAACGATCTCGATCTTGGACTTTAGAAGTTCTGCTTTATTATCTAAATCCTTGATCTCTTCTTTCTTAAGAGAGACTCTAGTCTTTAATACAGTATTCATATCAGAGAAAACCTGAATGTCTAGAACATCCTCGATAACTTCTCGCCGGTCAGCAGCAGTCAGTTGCATGAACGGAACGAACGAGGAACTGCCGAGAATAACCACTTGAGTAAAAGACTTGTAATTCATCTTGAGAATATTCTCTTCAAGCATTCGTTGATAATCTTTTGCCTTTGCGTTTTGATCAATCAAGTTTCCGTTCTTGATAATCTCAAACTTCTTTGGTTTGAGTTGTCGGATAACTTGATATTCATCTTCCCCAACGGAAAAGGTAACTTCGACACAACAATCTTTTTCGTTAATTGAATTTACGAGTTGTGGAATGTTGATCTTACGAAATGGTTTACCGAACAAAGCAAACGTAATAGAGTCAAGGAGAGCAAAAGACTTCCCATGACCATTCATTCCAGACACTAGAGTTGACCTATGTCTGTCCAAATTAATTTCAGTTCTGTTATTTCCAAACGAACCAAAATTCTTAAATTTCACTGTATGGAATCTAATCATTTATTCTTTCCACAGGAACTACACCCACCCTTTTTCTTTTTCTTTTCTTCACAGTCTGTGCAAGGTGCTTCCTCTTGTGCTTCTACTGGAGTGGTCTCTGATTTCTTATATGGGAATGCATTATTGAGTGCCTCTTTTCGTTTACGGCAACCATCACATCCCTTCTTTTTCCTGATCCATTCTATCTTGGTAACATCACCAATCTTGGTGATAATTTTTTCTACTGTGTCTCCTACACCTTCTGATTCTTCGCTCATTGTGATAATGCCTCCATGTAAATTTCTTCTATTAGTCTCTTTAATCTAGAAACATTAATTCCTTCTATGGTTTCATAGAAATCTTCTGCTTCTTTATAAATCAAGGACAACGTGTCCAGTGACATGTCTGCTACTTCTGTGTCTTCTATAACAGAGGAATCATCATTTTCGATGATAGTCAGACTGCCTACTTTTGCGTCATAAAGATTATCGACAAAGGTATCAAATTTACTTTGACTTTTTCTTTCACGCACAAACAATTTCAAATACTTGTTTTCGTATTCAGACAAGTCATCAATATTAGTTTCATCTGTGTAATCAATATGTAGGAACATTCTCTCATCGTTCTCAATGTGGTCTAAGTCTCCAGACTCTGTGTCATAGACATAAAATCCTTTTTGTTCGTGGAGATCAGAGAATGTAATCTGATAGGGTGTTCCTAGATATCGAACATTATTTTTACTATGTCTCATGTGGAAGTGACCAGACCACACTTCACTGAATCGGCGAAGAAGGTTATCACTCATACCACCATCAAATTTAACACCTCGAAGAACCTCATATCCTGAGAGTTCAAAGTGACCACACATAATGTCCGCATTACTATTCTTTAGGAATTCATCACACTCTTTTTTATTTTCTTTATTGATCCACGGGACCATTCCAAAGACTTTACCACCAAGAGTGATATCCGTAGGACTGTCTATTGGGATAAAGCATTCATATCTCTTACCAAACAATTCTGTTAAAGAGTTAACCTCGTTTGTATTTTTATAGTAAGTGTCGTGGTTACCGATAAGACAATACATCTTAATATTTCGTTCTTCAAGTTTCTCAATGAACCTTTCACGGACTTGATTAAGTGTATTGAAATTGACAAACTTGCGACGATCCATAAGATCACCCAAGTGTAACACAGTGTCTATGTTTTGTTTTTCACACTCTGGCAGGAATTGGTTTTCAATGAAACCAAGAAAATAATCTAAGAATTGTTGCGAGTCATTTCTCGCACCAAAGTGAGTATCAGTCAGAATAGCGAATCGCATTTATCATCTCCATCAGTTTTTTTCTTTTTGGTAGAGGACTTCTTCTTTTTCTTTTTAGGAGTAAAGTTGTCTATGTCCTTTGTTGACAGTTTGAAAAATTCTGCGTATGGATTACCTGTAGTTTTTTCTGGATCGAGAATTCTAGCAATGTCTCCCATATGATCGGCAGACTCAATAATTCTGTACTTTATATAACTTTGCTTTTTCTCTTTTTGGATCCGTCGAAGAAAGGCATAATAGATGATTTGAGTAAAATATGAAAACGGATTCTTTGATTTTGCAGGATCAAAATTGCTTGCGTACATGAGACAGTTTTCAATGGCATCGCCTACCATCTCCTCACGGAAATGATAGTTAATGAAGTTTGCTCGCATTGATAACCTCTCAGCAATCAAAAGAAAACATTCACCAATGTATTCGGACACGGGTGGTTTACCCTCGCCGATTTCTTCAGCAACTTTAATCTGATCTTTCCACTCGGACATTGCTTCTAGGAATTTTTGGTTGTCAACGTAGTGACTATCTTTATCGCTCATCGGGTTACACCTTATTTACTGTAAGTATACCATACACATTAGTGTTTGTAAAGTAATTAAGAAAGATAATCTTCTATGTTTGGTGACCAGTCACAATAACTGGTTCCAAAGTTAGGATCTGAGGTCTCGTCAATCATTCTTTCTTGTTGATTATTATTCATAATCTCCTCTATTAACTCCTCTGCACCCTCATCAACTTGATCTTGAATCAATTCTTCTAATCGATCCATGTCTATGTTTTTAAACTCTTCTTCCATTTTGTTTATTAGACTTTCTAATCCTTCTTGGTTTTGTTTATTAAACAAACCAAATGTTTTTCTTGATGGGATCTTCCCGCCATGATCTTCTAATTCTTTTTGTTGATTATATGATTCAATAACATCAGGACTTGGTGTAAATATTCCGAGAGTGAAGTTTTTTTCTAATTTAACTGTGTTCAATGTTGTTGATTTTAACCAATCTACAAGGATCATAGTTTCGTGCTTGCGACCCATTGCATCAATGAAATGCATATACTTAATTTCCATTGGTCTATTGACACGAATATGAGACTTTGAGTTTTCAATGATTTCTGCGACAATACTATCGCCACTTCGTAACTTAAGGACTTTGTAATTATTAGACATGTGAATCCTCCTTCAGATTGATTCTGATTATTTTGTGTTCAAAACCCTCGCCTTCGTAGATCTTGAGTCGATCTTCAAAGTGGCGAAGGGTGTGATTCTTGTGTTTTTTCCAAGATAGGTCATCTGCAAGGTCATAGAGTTTTGCGACATCTTTATGCTCCGACTTTCTTAATTGACGACCGATGCTCTGCAACACACGAATTCTACTCTTCGATGGTGAAGCGAACACAATATTATGTAGTCTTTTGATGGACACACCTGTACTAAATGTACCATATGACGCTATAATGATTGCATCCTCTATTTTTTCAGCGATGCGTCTGACTTCTTCTCGTAGATCTGCTTCGACTTTGCCGTGTATAAAGAAGACTCTTTTATCTGGATTCTTTGCTTCCATCATTTCATACAGTTGTTTACCGTGCTTCTCTACGAACTGAAATAATACGAGAGTATTACCCTTCAGGTTCGAGGAAAGATCACAGATAAACTTGTTCCGTTCTTGATTTCGCACGATGAAGTCAATTTCATCTTGATATGTGCTTCGCTTCATCTCATTACGAACTCTTTCGCTATGTCTTAACAGTATACCATCTATCTTCAACTCTGACAAGAGTTTTCTTTCCATCAGCGTTTTTGTTTTTGTGACCTGATGTACAGGACCAAATAACCCTTCAATTACCAGTTTATGTGTGAGAGAACCATCCAACGTACCAGTAGTTCCTATACGGACTGGACAGTCCTCTAGTTTAGTCATTATACCAGTCAAAGACTTTGCTTTGAAGAGGTGACACTCATCACCAAATACTGCTGCAAACTTATCGAAGTATTCCTTCGGTTGTTTATGGATACTCTGCCATGTAGAGATAATCACCCTACGTTTGATATCATCTTTTGGAACACCCGCCATGACTTTGTGACAATTTTTATCCACATGCCATCCCGAGATTTTAGAATAGTCCGAGAAGTCTGAGTATAACTGCGAAACCAGACTAGTAGTCGGAACGATAATCAAGATCTTTCTGTTATTTTCTATTTTATCCAAATGGTAACGCATAAGAGCGTAAATGATTAGACTCTTACCCGAACCCGTGGGAGACACTAGCAACGCTCTGTCGTCCCTGAGAGCGTGCGTGACGGCGTTCACCTGATGTTCATGGGGTTGGATAGGTTTGTCACCAATAGAGAGTGTTAAATGATCTTCCATATAGGATCGAACACTGTCTGTGGTGAATGAATGCGGTTTTCTTGGTTCTGCCTCTACCTTATATCCACGCTCAGTTGCAAAGCGATGGACATACTTCTCAAGACCAGCATAAATCTGCTGCGAGAACATGTTATAAAGTTTGATTTGTCCATCCCATATGCGTTTTCTGTACGCAGGCATATAGGCGTGACCGGGGACTTTGAATGTAAAGTAATCAGAGAGTTCTTTTGCGATACTACGTTCGCAGCGAACCCTAACATTTACCGTATCAACATTCTCTATTAAAAGGTCACTCATCCCTTTATTTAGGGATTATTGTCCGCCTAAGAACTTTTTCCAATCAATGGCATTGCGGATCTTATTGTGTCTGTATGTGACTTCCTTGACGGTAGCATCTAGGTACGCACATATTTCTTTATAATAACGAACCTGTTCCTGTAGGGTAATCAGATCATCGTCACTATCCATATAAATTGCAATATCTTGTTTGAGGATTTTTAGATCAAATGGTTCCCATCCCATATGTTCGAGAACCTCCGCATCCATTTTTCCTGTATAATATTCCCACTTGAGACGACGTAACTTATTGAATTCATTCTGTTTTCTCTCTAGAATGAGTTTCATGTCCAAGTAGATATTCAGATATTTGTTGTGTAACTGGGGAAGTCGCAGCGATTCTGCGTCCAGTTGAGTCTCGTCGATTTCACAATCTTGCAAAACCATTTGCTTTATTTTATCAAAGTTCATAACCACTCACATTAAAGAGATATTTATTTTCACCACTCCGTATGGGAGAAACGATTGAGTTTGAGGCGATGGATATCCTAGTCTGATTTCCCGTGTATGGTGTGATAGCATGTCGGATACCGCCGGGGAAGACAACAATGTCTCCCTCCTCTATTTCAATTTCTTTCGACATCCTGCACCCAGAATCGATTCCTATATGACTCAACATCTCAAACTGCATGATGTCATTATAGCGTTTATGGATAGGATTTTCAAGAGAGAAAAGTCCTCCTGTCCCTTTTTCGTATTGAAGATAGTAAACGGAACACACGGGAGACATGTAGTGAGTATGATACTTCATGGGGTGTTGTTCTTTATTGATATCATTCGGTTTTGTGTGGACTGCCCATGATTGGGTTATGTCTAAGTTGTCAATGTATCTACCAGAGAGAACAATTTTGTAGAAATGATCGTAACAAGACATAAAAGCAGAGCGTAAATCATTAACACATGAAATGTCTCGTTTCAGAAAGGATTGTCTTTTATTCGTTTGCTCAAACTGCTCCATGTCCTTTGGATCAGTAAGAACTTCTTTTTGTGTCTCTTCTATGAGATCTTGTTTATTTCTTTTATGGTTATTGTAGTGATACACATAGCAATCGAAACCAAAAACGTCCTCAACTGATTTAACGGTGATTGAATCATCGTTGTGTATGAAACCGGTTTCGGGATCTCTACAATGTAGTAGTAGTTCATCATCATCAAACAAATCAAAGAACTCATCAAATGATGTGGGGAGGACTTCGATATTTTTGTTCAATATTGTTGGTATCAAATCACGAAGAACCACCGTGTACTTTTTATTTTTAACGGTTGCTGTTGTTCTACTAAGCAGATTGTCTAAATCTCTAAAGTTTATCATAATAAAGTCTTAATACTTCTTCCCTTTCCTTCGTTGACACTCAGAGTGTACACTGGATTTGAGTCAAGTCAAGGAGAAAAGATCAGATCTTTCTAACTTCGTAGTAGTCGTAGGCGAAAGTCGCTGTAGATTCAAAAGGAGTCAGTTCGGTGACACTACTATCGAATTGAAAACCTGTGATCGAGATGGGGAACATATTTCTAAAGGTAACTTCAACATTTGGTTGCATTGCACTATTTGTGATTATAAGAGTACCATCACAGAAATGATCTTTATCGTTTGGATCAATATCAAAGTGATCATTAACTACAGTAGTTCTCTTGATCCAATCGGAAATCTCTCTCCAGTTACCCATATCCTCATCTACCAAGAAAGATATATCAAGATTAGCAAATCCCACTTTACTGGCAGGGTGTTTAATCTGAGCAAATCGGTTATCTTGAATTAGAGCGGAATCATATCCAAAATCAGGAAGTGCTGCTTTAGTTGTGAAGTATGTCATCTGAGGTAGAGCAGCAACAATAAACTGAAAGTAAGGTGGGTAGATATAGTTCTGCGATGATGGTTGACGATCAAGCACAGACTCTTTCGCTGCACTTTCTCTACCAGATGTCATCCCAGCGACAAAGTTACTGCCTTCAAATGGATTTTGTCTTTTTGGAGGTGTTGCCATACAAGTATGTATAAAAGAAACAGGGGGTTCCCGAAGGAACCCCCTGATCTTCATGACTTGTTAGTCAGAATCAATATGCGCCGACCGCACCGTGGAGTTTATCTACACGGAAGATTCTGTAGTATTGGTTCTCACGAATAGCACCGTTAAGCGAAGGATCAGGTTGCGAAACGAATGGGTTGTTGACCAATCCATATCGAGTCTTAAATCCAATCTTGGGTTGGAATGAATTCTCACCAACCGCACGAACCATCTGGAGTGGGACGTATGGGCAGTAGAACATACCAGCATCATATGGCGAAGATCCACGGTAACCTATGCAGCAGTAGTCTTTACCGACCTGTGAGTAGGGATCAACGAAGACCTTAATGTTGCCATTAAGAGTACCAACGAAGGTGTTTGCAGTATCATCAGCGAAACCGGGAACCTGTGGGGTTGGGGTTAGGTTGAGGAAACCACTCATTGCGAGAGCAGAAGCAACGTCGGAAGTAGTGATAAGAATGTTACCCTTACCGCGACGAGTTTCCTTAGCAATGGTGTTTGCTTCACGTTCGATCTGGTAGACCAGACCACGGAAGCGTTCTGCGGACCAACGACCATCAGAGTCTGCCTCTAGGTCGTAGACACCACCGACACCAAGACCAGCACCACCGTTATCACCAAGACCGTCAGTTAGGTAAGAAGCACCCGAAAGACCAGCGGACATAGCATCAGAACCGATTGCTGCCAGCATTTCAGTTGTTGAACCAGCACCCTTGTGTGCAAGGTCGGGTTGCTGTGCGCCGAGTTTAGCACCCTTATAGATGGTGCGGATAACTTCGCGGTTGATCTCGGCAAGAATCTCGGTGGAGAGAATGTTAGCGAGTTCAGTTTCAGCATCAAGACCGTGAACTGCCTTGAGATCCTGAGCGAGTTCAGTGGTGTACTCTGCCTTGAGGGCGCGAGTCTTGGCAGTAACCGACTGACGGTCGATTACGAATGCCATTTCACTGAATGGGTTGGTGGCATCATCACCAAGTGCTTCACCTAGTGCGGTAGACATACCAGCAGAAGCACCGTAGTTGCCAGCAAAGTTGGTGCTGTCAACGATAAGTAGTGGGTCCGAGGTAGTTGGGTTTACTGGAGTGTTTCCGGGACCGTAAGCAGTAGCACCAAAAGAGGTGTTTGCTTCGTTGAATAGTGCTTCAACGCCATCCTGTGTCTTGTACTTCGCCTTCATAGCAAAGATGAGTCCAGTGGGAGCGTTCATTGGTTGAACACCACAGACATCATATGCCATTAGGTTTGGCATCGCACGACGAACGAGCGAGATGAGAACGGGATCAAATGCGTTAACAGTGTTGAAGGTGTTCTCAGTTCCGGTTGCAAGACCCGAGTTGGTGGGTGCTGCTTCCCTGAGATACTGCTCTTGGTTCTCTAAGAGAATGGCAGTGACGTTTTTTCTATAATCATCAGAAATTGCGGGCATGTCGGCATGTTCGAGGACAGGTGCCCACTTAGTTCTGAGTTGTTCGGTAACAAATTGCTTTTCCATTTTTGAATTCTCCTTTGAATTATTTTGGAATACTTTATTAGATAATTTACCGGGTATCAACCCTTAAAGTTCGTCTGCTTTTCTACGTTGGCAGACCGTGTTAACATATCAGAGTAGAACTTCATAGAACCGTCGAGGGAGGGGGCGTGTACCTCTTCTGCCGACTCATTGATTGTGTCACCCACAATTTCATTAGCGAGTTCGTTTGTTTCTGAAACATCATTAAAGTAGTTTTCGCGGAGGACAGTTAGTTTATCTCTAAACTGATCTTCCGAATCGTATTCTAGTCCTTCAGCAAGGGACTGTAGTTTTTCGTTTTCTGCGTCGGTAAGACCTTCAGCGACTTCAGAGAAGACGTTGATGCAGCGAGAAACCATAGCATCCTTGTTGAGTTCTGTGTTCTTTTGAATCTGTTCGTCGAGTTTGGTTTCAAGACCACTGACCTTAGTATAAAGACCTTCAAGGATATCATACTTGTCATCAGGAACAGTAATATAGTGATCATCGAAAAGACCCTTGAGACCAGTCATGAAGGACTCGGCGATGTCGCTACGAAGACCACGCTCAATAGCGAGTTCGTTATCCTTCATCCACTCTTCGACAACGTAGGAAAGATAATCATCCATTTTAGCGGATAGTTCTTCGCGGAACTCTTCTTTATCTTCTTCTAGTTGAGCAGCAGTTTCTGCTTCGACTTCTTCTCGGAGCATTTCGACTCGAAGGGTAATAGCAGACTCGAAAATGATTTCTGCTTTTTCCTTGAAATCTTCGGTGAGTTTCTCACCAGAGAAGAGAGCGTCAAGGTCTTCTTTGACCTTCTTAACCTTCTTGCCGTTTACGGCATCAGTTGCCTTTTTGCCTTCGGCATCTTGGTTGTCGTCAACGTCCAAGATGACTGATGCTTTCTTTGCTTTCTTCTCGGTTTCTTTATCGGAAACTTCTTCCTCGACAGAATCTTCGTCATCTTCAGAGACGTAGGTTTCATACTTGATGCCTTCTTTTGCCATCATTTCCTTCATCTCCTTGTAGGACATTGCTTCCATCTTATCATGCATTTCAGCAACTTCTTCTTCAGAAGCATCTTTGTCGGATAAATCCTTCATCATTGCTTCCTTCATTGCTGCCATTTCATTCTTCATTTCTTTATCGTCCATTTCTATAAGCGAAGTTTTACCTTCTAAGATTGCCTTCGCTGTTTCAAGTGGGTCTTTACGAGTCATGGTCTGCTCCTTGTTTAACTCTGTGTTATCTATAATTAAATTAACTTTGACAGGAAATCAGCGAAGGCATACAACTTCGCTTCTTGAATCTCACTTCGAGTCGATGCTTTTTGAATCCTGTCACGATACGATTCAATATGTCTAGGTTTGAGAACTCCGTTGTTCCAAACCCATTCCTTGCCTTCCATGACTCCTTGAACAAATGCGTTGGGAGCAGATGGATCAGCAACAATATCTACTGCGGCGAGCATGAAGTCATCTTGGACTTCGTTTACGCCTTCTACGTTTTTAAGAGAACCCATTCCACGGGAGGAAACGCCAATTTTAACGCCCTCGTCGATCAGGTTCTTTACAATTTTACCATATGGAGTATCAAGGATCTTTGCCTTGCCCATAATATTGTCACCGTCAGTCTTGAGTTCCTTAATGATGTGGGAAACTCTTTCTAGATTAACGGTAGGACCATCTGGATGACCTAGTTCACCCATGCCTCGGTTCTTTGAAACAAAGTCTTCGTTGTATCGTTTGACTTCCTTGAAAAGAACTTTTTGGGGGTAGACACGACCGTTGCGGTTTTTCTTACCTGCCTCCATAAAGATACCTTCAATATGATATTGCTTGGAACCATCGGTTCCTTCTGTGATCAAGTTGACGTTATCATTTACTTCGGTAATAAGTAGCATCAGTTTTCCTTTTCGCCTTTATAATTCTTGTCAATGTAATCGAAGAACTTCTTCTTCTCTTCCTCTGATTTAAGATCAGCAGGAGACGAGATACCAAACTTCTTCATTGCTTTCTTAAAGAATGCCTCATACTCTGCCTTGTCACCTTCTTGAACATCTGTTGGGGTAACTAAAGTATCACCGAGGGTTTCTCTTTTTTCTTCTAGTGAATTGGCAATTTTACCAAGAAGAACTTCACCAATGCCGTCTTTGGCATCATTGAGTTTTCCTTGTTCCAATGCTCTTACAATATTTTCAACTTCCATTAGATTACTCCTTTTCGGACCTTATCAAGAAAGAAGTCTAATGTTTCTAGATAAGATGTTTTGCTATGAGACAGACGATTTAAAAATTCTATTCCGTTCTCATTATTTAGTAGTTTTAATATTTCCAATGCGTCTGTCGCCTCGGAAACTGTGATAACTTTCTCTTCTCCACTATTGAAGGTTAGTATACTGGGGCGTTCAGAGGAAACCACATACTCGAATGAATCTGTGATTTTCTCTTGATTCTCTTCTTCTTTTTTCTTTTTGTCTTCTTCTTCTTTTTTATCGGCATCAACAGCAGCGATTTTATCTTCTTTTTCTTTCATCGCTTCGTCGAATGAACCATCTTTGATGTATCGAATTGTTTCTTTTTCTGCTTGCTTGGGTGTAGAAAAAATCTCGTAACGCTCTTTGTCGATGTATGTGATTGTTGGTGCGTTTTGCCCAAGACCTAATCTTTTGAGGACAATCTCCTTGCCTTCATACTTAAATCTCTTGAAGAAATACTCTCTTGAGAAATTAGGGTCCAACATGGGGTCATCGAGAGTTCCTTCGATGTCTTCAGGGGTCGCTTCGCCCTCTTCTTCAAAAATGTTTACGATAGAAGAACTGCGTTTTGCAAATTTGGAATTAACAACATCAGAGATCATTGATTCGATTAGAACCTTGCTCTCTTTCTTGTCGTTATTTTCGATTAGATCTATAAGAAATCGCATTAGAATCCTCCGGAGTCATCCTTAATCAGTCCAAGTTCTCGCTCTTTCTGAATTTGTTTATCCATTCGCTTCATATCCTTTTCGGTCTGTTGAAGGATATTTCGCCTGACCCATTCTCTAGAATAGTAATCACCAATGTGTTCACCAACACTCTGTAATATATCTAGTCTTTCTGAAAGTATCTCGTAGTCTTTAAGTTCGGTAAAGTATGAATCAGTAACATATTCAAACTTAAGATCTTGTTCGACCTTCCACCAATCTTCTTCTTTCATCAACCCCTTAAGAATACATTGTGTTCTTAGTAGTTGAGTAAAGACACCATTGAATTTGGTACGAAGTCGTTCGACATATTTGTGGAATTTCAATTCATCTCGGGTGATCTCAGAAGATCTACCCATATTGAAACCGTTTTCTGCTTCCATTCGGGATGATGGAATACTGAGTGCTTTATATAGTTTCTTTAAGAAGTATTCAACATCTTCCATTTCACCGAGGTTCTGTCCACCATCGAGAGTTTCAATCTGGGTTCCCTTACCGCCTTCACGACGAGGTAACCAATAATCTTCGAGCATGGACATGTGTTTTTTATCATCACGAACTTCACCAGTGGATGCATCGTATGTTAGTTTTGTTCGGTATCTGTTCATAAGATCACGAACGTATGCCTCTGCCTTGTTCTTTGGAAGAGAACCAACGTCAATATAAAAGATTCTTCGTTCTGGCGCACGCGAGATTCTGTAGATCACCACGGCATCTTCGATCATACGAAGTTGGTTGAGTGGTTTAATTGCTTTATGGAGATAACTTATCGCACGGTTGGAGAGTGGATCAAAAAGACCTGAGTGGTAATAGCAAATAGACTCAGGAGAAAGTTTAAGACCTTCTTGGTCTGTTGGGTTGTCTCTAAAAGTGTAAAATTCTTTAACACCTTTGATATACTTTGTCCCTGTTTTTTCGTCTGTTGCCTTTTGTACTTCTGCCATCTTCTTAATTTTAAGTGCATCAATAGGTCGAAGTTCAATTATTCCCTTTTTGGGATTGGTTTTATCAATGATAATATGGTAGTACCCCTTACCATCAATAAACCATCTTCGGAAAATTTCATATCCTCGATTACTAAAATCAAGAAGTCTTAGAATCTGGTCGTATTCTTCATACATCTTTTTCTTAATTTGATCTGAGATACTAACCTGATCAAGAATCAACTCGACTGGTTTGCGTTCGTCGTCAAGTACAATTGCGTCGTTACATACATCCTCGATAGCACTTTCCACCTCTGGGTGGAGAGACATCTCTCGATACTTTGCAATAAATTCGGATTCTGTTTTAAGAGAACCATCAAGATCAAGGTACGCTCCGAAGTACCCACCTGCATCGACTAGTCCTGCATCATCTAATAGGGGAGGAACAAACGACTTCGCCTCTTTCACACCCAAAGAAGGGTCTAAATTTGGCGAAGGCGTTTGTTGCTTTCTTCCTATACTAAAACCAAAGAAATCTATTGGCATAATTCACCTCTTGTTATCTATCACTCACCGGGGAACGCAGCATCACCGAGAGGGACTCGATTACTACCAGTTCCATCGTTTGTGAGGAAGTAAGAATAGGCGAGCGTCACGGAAAATTCTGCTAGTGCTTCATTATCATATGCGGTATCAATTGCAGAAACCGATTTGGGCCAGCAGTGGAACATTGTATAAGTTTTAACTGGTTTACCAGTACGATCGAGTTGGTCGATACTCCAGTTGGGGAAAAGAACATTGTTTAAGTTATGCTCTTGGTCCGCAACATTCTCAACTGCGTCATTGAGATCGTTCATCCAACGCTCAAACGCATTTCTTGTCGAGAATTCTCCATCGACCAATAGGGTGATATCCCAATCGGCGTAGGTTCTTTTACCGGGCAGTTTGAGATTTCTGCCACGATAGTCTACAGGAATCTCACCAATTTCTGATGCTGGTAAAGATGCTGCTTTGACAAGGAACCCGACCTTATCTGGTAACGATGTCTTTCCGATGTTACCTTGCACCCGGAAGAATGCAGGGCGAACGCCACCGGTAGAAAGTGCTGATTTAAATCTTTCGATATTCATGTGTTATATCTCCTTTTCTATGTAGGGCGTATTACGAGGAAGACCCGCCAATTTCATCAAAGTTGATGCCAGTTCTTGTGGCAATAAAGTTAAGAGTAATGAAGTTAATCGAACGGGTTGGTTTGATAAAGATATCTGCAACAAACTCGTTTCTATCAATTATCTCGCCAGTGTTGTTTGATTCATCACATACAACCTTGAAGTCGATCACACCTCTACGAGATTGAACTTCTCTGAGGAACGGTTCAATAAGTTGTCGGAAGGACGCACGGGTAAATGCATCGTTCTGCTCAAAGAGTTGAAACTTCGCGGCAGTTGCGATTGCCTTCTCAAGAACAATGAAGAGTCGTCTCACATTGATTCTGTCGAATGCACTTGGTTTACTCTGCATGGTCTTGTCTCCGAAGAGAACAGTACCTTCTCCGGGGAAGGAGACTACGGGGTTGATTCCGTTAATGTAAAGTTCATCACGCTGTGCTTTGAGTGGGTTGTATGCAAGTTTAACGACTCCGCGAACTTGACCACGGTTGAAACCAGCAGGCGAGAACCAAGTTTCGGTCTCGTTGTCTGATCTTACCGCAATACCTGCGATGTCGCCGTTAAGTGGAACGAATCGGAAGACATCGTTGTATCGGTCATACATGTACTTATAACCACTGTCGAGAACTGCATAGGACGAAGATACGTTTAGGTTATCGCTGGTGAAGTCTACATCACCACCGGCATCCGAACCGTTGAGTCCTTGACGGTATGCTGAGACGTTTGCCGTGGCAATTGCCGCACTCTTGGAAGCATTTCCAGTAGAGTTTATAACAGCAGTCTTAGCAGGAGAGAGGAATGCAACTGCATCCTTTCTTGATGTAACAAGATCAACAAGATTCTTCGCTTGAATTCCTTCTTGTGGTCCACCAAGGATAAGAGAAATATCAACAGTTTCACTGTCGGCAAAGAGTTCATATCCATTGGTGTAGTAGTCGTCTCCTTCAGGAGCGGCATCTCTTCCACCACGCAAAGATTCGTAGTAGTTTGCATTTAGCGAATCGAATGTACCGCCATCTGAGGTGGAATCGGCACCGAATGCAAATTGCCCAGCGACGACAGTATCGTATCCGGGGTCCGCCGCAGACCAAACATACTTGGAGTTTGCGTTAATGAAGTCCTTGAAGTAGATTGAAGAACCATTTTCTCGTTTGGCATTCTTTGCCTTAGAAAGTGATTCAAATCGTTCGAGAACAGTTCCCTTTGTTCCTGACCAATCCCCGTCTTCATCGATCACAATGGCGTGGAGTAGATCGAAAGAGGCACCATGTGCTTCAACGGAGGAACTAGTGGAAGGTAGTTTAGTATCAAACTCGTTGTGATACTTCCAGAGAACATTTGCAGCGGTTAAACCAACGTCACTGCTGTTAAATGTATTTCCGGTTGTGACTTGACCGAGAAGAATAATACTATCACCAGTGGATACAGTGGTGGTTCCGTGACTTTCCGCGAAACCAAACCCAGATGCACCAATGTGAACGATAGAAGTGCTGTTGTTAACATTAGTAATTCCTGTAACGGGAGCGTAACCACGAACACCATTTTTAACAATACTGACGTAACGACTTTGTGCCCCATCAAGAGTCACACCGGGACTTACATCAAAGGAAAATCCAGCAGACTGTCCTACAGCGATAGTTCGATTGTTAGAACCTGCTCCAACCGTCAAGTTCGTAGCAGCAGTGTAACCGGTAATTGTTTGTGCTGCTCCCCTTTTAAGTCTAAGGAGATCATTGTTTAGAAACACGCCAGAATCTGTGTTTCCGTGTTCAAATACAATTCCTGATGAGGTTGTTGATACCGACAAGACTCCTCTCGTTGATGTTGTGTTGACAAAAGGAGTTAGTTTCTTTTCGGTGTTGTCTGAAACGGAAACTGAAATTGAGTTTCCAAGTTTTCCGGGATATTTTCCGAGGAACTCATGATTTGCCGCCGTAAGGGTATCATCAGTTTCCTCGAAGTGATCACTGTTCTTTACTAAAACACCAGAAGAAGACCTCGTAGTGCTATTCACGGATCCTTCGATACCGCCTGTGTCATCGATGACACGAACAACTTGAAGGTTGTTAGAGTAACCAAGGTAGTTTGCTGCGGTAAACCAGTGTGGGTAGTTTGTATTATCGGGAGTAGAGAATCTCTCTACAAGATCTTGTTCGCTGGTGATTGTAATTCTTTGTTCTACTGGACCCCAATTAAAAAGTCCTGCAAATCCTGCTTTGGTTGTGGACACCGCAGGGATGATTGCTGTCAGATCAATTTCTTTTACATCAACACCGGGACTGAGTTGAAATGCCATTGTTATCTCCTTATCAACGCTGTATTATCTATCAAATTAATCATTTTCACCAATCCATATTATCATTATCTTTATCCACACTCCACCGCGTTCCTTGATTGTCAACGAAAGTATCGTCCGACGACCCGTCGTCAATAAAACCAAATGGAGCAAGATCTTCTTCTATTTGACGAATCTTATCTTGATAAAGTTTCGTCCTTATATCTAGGTCTGTTAGTTCTTTGAAATAGTTTTGCGAAGTTGTCCATGCAAACAAAACTAATGTCATTACTAGGTCATCGTGGTGACCAGTTTCTGCTTCGTAAGAATTCTTTTTTGCAACAAAAGCAGTAAGTTCTTGGATCATATTATAATCTTCGATGATCATTTTGTCACCTTCGATCATATCTTTAAGTAAGGCACATCCAAGTTTCTTGACCGCAGGACTGGTTCGCACACCAAGTTGGGATTGAAAATTACCGAAACCACCATCCATTGTCTGACCTTTGCGACCACGAACACTGGTAATCATGAGATTTTCATATTCTAGATCATTGTATAAAATATCTGCAACCTGACCACCAATATCATTAATCTCGACGAGACACCATGCTTTGTTGTATATGTGACCCATTGCATTTACGACGTTGGGTAGGAGCAATGGGGCAAGTTCATTATTTCTATAAATCGCACAAATTTTGTAAGGCATTTCTGTAATATCAATAATCGTGATAGCATGGTAGTCAAGTTCTCGTCCACGCGACACATCGACCGACATAAAATATGAACGATCTGGTTCTGGTGGATAATATTGTATGAAACCATCATCACGTTCCGCACACGGTTTTCGATATGCCAAACATTTTAATTTAGACGGATCTATCAGAGTGTTCTGTGACCCAATAAACTCGCACTCGAACTCAGCACGAAATTGGGATTTCGATGTGTTCGCAATGGTTTCTTCTTTCCATTTTTCATCACGACCCGGAACTTCCGACCAATGTACTTCAACAGGAACATAAGAGTTATTTCCTTCCTCTGCATCCCGCCACAGTTTGTAATACATATTCAAACCTTTGGGGGTGCTAATAATTAGGACTTTGGTTTCTTTACCGGATGAGATTGTCGGATAGACAGATGAGAAGAATTCATCTGCCACATTTTCAGGGACATATGCAAATTCGTCTAGGAAAATCATATTAAAAGAACCACCACGAACCGCACTGGATGAGGTAGACGATGCAAGAACCTTGGAGTTATTTTCTAAAGAAATATTACCTTTGTTCCATTCAATGATACCTTGCTGCAACCACTTAGGTAAGTTTTCATATGCCAACTTCAGACGATATAATAGTTCCCGAGCAGTTGCTTGCTTGTTAGCAAGGATTGCGACGTTGACTTCTGAGTTAAAAAGAACATAATGCAAAAGATATGCAATGACAGTAGTAGACTTCCCCGACTGACGAGGAAGTTTAGCGATGGTGAATCTATTTCGGTGGATCGTGTTGATCATGTTGTCTTGATATGCCCAAGTCTCAAATGGGACAAGACCATGATCAAGAGAAATAATCTTGATATAATTTTTAATAAAATATAAAGGATCTTGCTGACACTTTAGATATTCTTCTACTTGTTCTTTGGTGAACTCTACGTTCACTCCAGTAGGTTTTAGGTTTATGTTACCGAGGTATGTTGATTCATTCTTCGCCATTCGATTCATCTTTCAATTGTTTAAAGTTACTTTTCACTAGTTTCTGTAGTTCTTTAGTTGAACCCACGAAAATCGAATTGTTCGTGACTGAACCTGAAGATCCGCCCCCGGTGTCCTCATCAAGTTTCTTCATCTGTTCGTGTAGACCGATGAGATCTTTGTTGGCATCTGTGACACTCTTAATCAACTGTGAGACGACCTCATACGCCCGTGGAGACTCTCCTTCACTAGCAACGGAAAGAATGCCGTCGATGGCATTTAACCCTGTGCCAATTATATTCTTTAGATTATCACGAACTTCTGCATAGTCTTTATTTGCATCGTTTTGTTTTTTGTTCGCTCTTAACTCATCTGAAACTACGATCTCGACTGGTGCTTTCCTGACGACTTCGTTTTTTGTTTCTGTCTTTTCTATGTTTAAAGAATTTTCTAAATTATCACTCATATTGTTGCTCCTAACGAATCAAGTGTATCCGGATATTCAAAGATCGAGTTTGCTCTATCAGTGGTAGATCCAAACACATTCGTTCCAGTATATTCATCTATACCCGAGGTTGCACCATTGGGACCAGTGATACCTGCAATAACTCTTGCAAGTGCGCCAGTCGCTCCTGTGAGGTTTCCTTGGGTATCGAAGTCGGTATTGAAGAATGTTGTATCGACTTTTGTGATAACCTTGCTTTCCTTGGTAGGACCATACACATATGTTCGAGCAGTAAAGGCAAGGTTAAAAATAATAGATCGTTGTGTTGAGGAGTCACCCTCAAAATCGATTTCTGATGCGACAGAGGAAAGAACAATTGGCACATCAATTCTATTTCTAGAATTTGTGAAGTTCATTGTGACTGTAAATTCGGGTGTGAAGTAGGCAAGGATTTGTTCGATAATCTGAAGACTATCTTCCATACTCCTTGCTGCCACGGTAAGAAAGAAGTCAACCGCATATGGAACTTCTGCATACTCCGTTTTTATTTGATTTGATGTAGAACTAGCACTGTACCGTTTTGATAAAGTGTTTCTTTTTCTTTCAGCATCGTAGTTGATCGCCTCGATATTGAAACCGATTCGTGGAAGGATTGTGGATATGTCTCGTTCGTTTGATGTTCCCTTTAGTCCAGAATACTCGTTGAGCATTCGGATGAATTTTTCTTTTGGTGCGTATGTGATAGGGACTTTGAATCGACTTGTTTCGTTTCCGCTGTTATCTTTACGGACAACATAGATCTCATTGAAAAGAGAACCAAACCCAACCACTGTATTTCTTATAGTTTCGTTATAAAAAGTTTCAAACATTATAGATCACCCTCCGAGAACGGATCTGTGTCGGTAAAGTCAAAGAGGTTCTCTGTTTCTGCTTCAAATTCTAAGTTATCTTCACTATTATCATTAACAGCAAATTCATTGGTGACTCCAGAACTTCCGAGGAGATATTCTACACCAGAAGATTGTCCTTCGACGGTAATACCTGCTTGGAATTCTCCCGTTACGCCAGTAACATATAATGTGGTGCTTGCAGATAACCACTCTTGTACCCGACCCGAGATGGTGGATCCGGCACCTTGTATGACTGTTTCGCCTTCGTTGTAATTTCCAGATCCAGCACCAAGTACGAGAGTTGTGTATTGTTGTGTGTGGTCTGATGTAACTCCGTCGATAGCATTCCACCCAGTTTGAAAATCTTCCCCACTGAATCGGAACAATGAGCAAGTTATCTTATATGTGCTGATTTTGTTGAGTTGATAGAATGGATTTTCTCTCTCGACATAATCAATCTCAAATATACCTCCCGAGATTGGGAAGTATAGAAGATCACCTTCTCTTGGTGATAGGAATCCAAGATCTGCAAACTCTTTTTCAAATCTTTTTCTTGCCACCAATAATGAAACATTGTCTTTAATCTCAAGACCAAACCGAGAAAATACTTCTCCATCGCCCTCGAACCCATCAACTGATTCGACTAACATTTCAATCTCTCTGCCTGTACTAAATCTGGAAGGAGATCGATCCTCACCGAAAAGTTCATCTTCCCGCACAAGAGTTCGTGGTAGGTATACCATATCAAAACCATTTATCTTAATAACCTCTACGGAGAGATCATCAATTAGGTCTTGTTCTGCTGGAACTGCTTTGCGGAAATATGGATTAGTCGCCATTGCCTCTGGTTACCTCTAAGATTTTGTTGATGTGACCTTGAACAGAGTCTGCTCGATTCGGCCACTTTATAAATTCTCTCTCTGGATTTTTTGTAAGATTTACTAGAAGGGGGAGAACGAGATTCTCAATTTCCTCTAGTTTTTTTTCGTAGTCTTTTTCTAAACTGTCTTTGACTTCTTCTATCGAGTCCAGTGCATTATTGATACATGATCCTTGTTCTTCGATTGCCTGTTTGATATCATCACCAGAATCATTAAGAGATACAATGTTAAGAACATTATTAATTTTACCTTCAAGCGACTCTAGTCGATCATCAATCTCACTAGTGTCAACAGAAACTGACTGTTGCTCTTGTGGGGTGTTAGTCTGAGTAGGACTGTCTACTAGTTCAAACCCAAAATCAAAATCATCAAAACTTGATGTGTCTATATCTTTATTAAATGTCATTGATTTACCCTACGCTCATATCTGGTGGAAGTTCATACTTATCAGAAAGCGACTCTTCGATCTGATTCATTTCGTCAGTTGCCTGTTGATAAATTTCTGCACCATTATATGAAAGACCACCGGGGAGAGTAACATTTGTATACTTTGACAAGTTTGCTCCCCACTGCTGTTTGATAGAAGCAGTGACATACTTTTTAAGAAGAATATCGTTAAAAATTTCTGGATAGGTTGTTGGACTTAGTGCGACGTAGCATTCTATCGTGAGGAAATTACCTGCGGTCATGTTTTCCGTCCACTTGGTATCAACATAAATTCTATTAGTTACTCTGCTAAACCGAATTGCTTTTTCTGGGTCCAGATAATCTTGAATCATCTGAATATGTGATTGTGTCATGGTATAGTCGATAATAGAACCGGGATTGCGAATACCATAGACATCATTTAGTGCCAATTGATAAGGGACACTAAAGATATTGCTAGTTCCGCCTTCCGAGAACTCAAAAATACGAAGAACAGAAATAATTTGATTGCCTGCTTCGAGTTCAGGACCAATCGCTCCGTCATTTTTGACTAAGGAATCGGTGTCAATGTAACCTTTGCTTAGGTCATCGGTGGTTACTTGATACTTGTAAAATGCTCGTTGAACACCATCGAAGTGATACTCAGCAAACATCTGTAGAGCATCATCTACACGGTCCTCTACTTGTGAGTCATCTACATTAATTTCAACAACAGGTGAACCAAGTCTGCGGAGTGCATAATCTTTGAGTTCTTGTCTAGATGTGGGTTTTGCCATTTATATGCTCCTTGCCATAATATATGTATGGAGGAACAAAAATCAAAATGCTATGTCATCAACGTCTCGGATAGATTTGGCATCAATTACTTGTTTATTAACACTACCCTTATTGTTCAATAGTTCCATATGTTTGTGTAACACTGTGTGACAAAATTCCTCAAAAGCAGAGACAGTACCACTGCCACCTGTAACGGCGTTAAATGTTACACCAAATATTGCACCAGATAGAGCAGAATCAACATTATCAAGATTTCCAGTTGTTCCTGCTAGTAGTGTAAATACAGTCTCTTGTCTTCCTGTCCTGTCATTCATGCCTGATCCGCCATTAGCAAAAGCAGGAAGAAGAGTGGAACAAAAATTAATTAACTCTTTATTATTCACATCGGTAAATATAGATTGTGATGCTCCAGCATCTCCAATAGTGGTTCCAAATGTGTTTGGACTATCTAAACTTGCACCGACCTGACCTAAAATCGCTTGTTTGTGTGAATCAATATCAACGTATAAATTGGTCTGCTCTACTTTAATAACGGAGGAACCCCCGTTTGTTTTATTCGCTAGTGTTTCACCAACGCCCATCGTATAAAGTGTAGATAAATCAGCGGCACCACTTACTCCATACGCGATCAGATCAACCAAAGCACGATCAGTGGCAATATCACTATTGTCCTCGTTATATGTTATTTTTCCAAGAAATGCTTGATAGGTGATTCCACTGTTAGCAGTAACATGGATTTCGTCCATGTGGTTTCCGGTAAGTCCACTTTGACTTCCCCCGGATGCATAGATTCCTAGTTGAATTCTGGGGTCAGGAGTAACCTTTATTATTGTATTTGTAATTCCCTCTGATGGGTCATTGGTAGTAAACGATTTAATTTGTGTTCTTCGGTAGTTGTCATATGCACGATTCCCCACATATTGATATAGTTCTGCTGTGGTTCCGTGTGTTTTACCACCCGCTGTCACATATGCCGTGGTTGCCCCAGCAAGATTTGGATATGAAATTGGTATTGTGGTGAGGAAATTTGCCTGCGTGGCACCAGTCCCCGTAGTTCTATCAAAGACATATAGTCTTTTTTCTCCATTTATGTTTCCGCTGTATAATGCCATTTTTATATTATCCTAACTTGTGGAATTCCACTAAGTATGTTCCTCTGTGTATGAACGTAAATGTTTGGTTTGTTGTAAAGGCAGAACCTTTCGTCATGAATGGAGTAAAACTCACACCAGTTTTAGCGTTACCTGTAAAGGTAAAGGATGGATTGTATATGTTGTTGAGAGCAGGATTGTTTCCCGCTAGTCCAACTGAATTATACATGAGATCATCCCATGTGATGAATTTATCCTCAGTCACTCCATCTAAAGTCATTCTTATTCCCAATACACCTTTGCTACCTGAACCAATTGATCCGTTTGGTTTTATTCCGGGAAAACTTATAGTAGCACTAAACGGACCTGTCATTTCTGTGCCAATACTGTCTCTGAATTTTATAGCAACGGATTGTGATGAAGCAGCGTTCATTGATATAAACACGCCGGTTGTTGTATTTTCCAAGATTGATCCAGATGCAACCGATCCAATATCACCATTGAATGAAAATGATGTTTGCTCTAGTTTTTTCCAAGATGCTTCCGTTCCTGATGAGTGTAGGAATTGGTATCCAGATGTGATAACCGCACCGGCAGATCCTCCGACATATAGTTTACCACTGGCGATATTGAGTCCACCGTATGTGGTTCCTGTGATACCACCGTCTGTGGGAGCAATTCCTCCGATTACGACATTTCCATCTCGTCTTGCGACTAGAGCAGGCGTAAGAAGATCTCCGTATGGAGCGTGTTTTCCATAAACTGCGAACGCGGAGGTTAGTCCTGTTCCAACAAGTTCAATTTCAACGGAACCCGCCACATTTTCTAATCTAATTCTATTATCCACATCCTGAAGACCTTTGGTGGATGGATTTCCTCCAAAGGAGGCAATACCAGTAGAACCACCAGAAGTTCTTCCCCCTGCTTCGTTGGCAAGAAGGTAACGAACTGCGAATGTTGACCCACCAGCATCGGTGTAAAGAATCGGTCTTCCTGAGTTACTGACATCTCCGATGTTTAGTGAAGCATCTCCTGTTGCTGCACCACCAACGGCAATACTTTGTGTGTTAAAATCTAGTATTAGATTTTTAGTCGAGTGTCCAACGCCGGATATGTTTCTACCACCGATTGATAGGAGTTGAGATCCAGCGTCTGTCCCATATCTTATGTCAGCACCAGCAATTTTTGCGGTGCTTAGTGCTGCCTGTGAGTTGTCAACCATGTAGATGCCAGAGGCGGTTGAACCCACAAGTTGAATATTACCAAGTTTTACAAATTCGTTTGCGGATGATGCTCCACCTGCGGTAATACCAAAGAACACGCCACCACTTCCACCGATGTGTAACATTCCATTATCAGCAGTTCCATCAGAGAATAAATTATATGTTCTGAATGTTGCGCCGACTGGTGTGTTTTCGTAATACAAGATGTCGCCGTCCGCAGAGTTTCCGGGGATAGCAACAAAATCTAGAGCAACATCTCCCGTTGCTCCATTGATGGTACGAACAACTCGACCAGTTAAAGTCGCACCATGTCCTCCGTTCGCAGAAAAGTCTACAGTCAGACCAGTGACACTTACAAAATTAGCAAAAGTCACACCACTGTTGAATGAAAAATCACCGGTCAGTGCATTAGGAAGTTCAAGACCAATGGTAACAATACCATTCGCTCCAAAGTCCATCGTCAACCCTGCAACTTCACCTCGCCCAGCAGTGACACCGTAAATCTCAAGTGGATTCATGGTATTGACAATTTGGTTTGTTTTATCAAACCACGCCCGGAAGGTATCCGAGAGGAAAATCTTATTCAGGTTATCAAACGCTTGTCCTGCCATTAGTGTCTTTCTTTATTAGATCTTAATTATATAGTCGAGTACGAGGAACGGTGGCATGTTGTTGTGCTTGTTTCCTGCCATAGAATCTGACATTAAACCAAAGATATCTGGTTCCGGACCTGCGAGTGGTCGCGTATAGGCGACACTTGCAAATCCACCCTTACCGTGGGCATCGTCATCCGTTGGGAACAGTCCGGAACCACCCGAACACATTGGAATGGTGTCAGCAATATTGCTGACATCATTCTGTGCTATAGCATTATATCCTCCGCTGTTGTTAATGACCGTCGGGTCTGATAGATCTCTCGCACCAATGTTATGTGTGTGCGGGGGTAACTGATCTCGCGTTAGGTTGGTTTCGTCTTCGCCGCCCTTTTCTGCAAGTGTTCGGAGAAGATCAGAACCCTGAGCGGGGTTGGGTGTTCCCGTACCAATAATGGTTCTGCCTCTGAGATCTGGGACTCGGAAGAATGATCCATCACTGTTGACAGGATCTGTGGCAAGGTTATATCGAGTTCTGATTGCTTCAAACAATACTTTATACTCTGGATTTGCCACAGCGTTATAAGCGGTTCCGTTACAGTAGACAAATCCGAATGGAGCGACTCCTCCACCGGACCAAGCAAGAACGGATCCCGGTGGTGTGTATCTACGAATCTCATCTTGTGAAACTCTACGAAGGGGAACAGCAGATACTGTATTGATCACAGGAATCTCTGAAGCATTTCCTTCGTTGTTGACATTTTCTCCCATTAGAAGGATCTTGATTTGGTAAGCATTAAATTCCGTGGAGGTTCCGGGAGAAAGATTGTTTGTGGTAAATCGCATGACACCACCGACACTTCCCTGTGGTTTCAATTCTGCAAACTTGGCAGAAACACCCTCTGATCCCTCTTGTCCCTCTGGGAATAATTCTTCATAGTTATTATCATCAAAGATACCATTTGGTTGATCTGGTCCTTGTAGTTTAACATAAACTTTAATTTGCGAATTACCTACGAAGGATCCATCGATTATCACAACAATATCATCTGCTGCTCTAGTTAAAGTTACTTTTCTACCAACATAACGTGATCGGTTCGTTGCGAGTCTTGCTGTTGGTTGCAACTCTTCTGTAATGGCAGCAGCATCATCATTGTTTGCCATGTACTCTACAGCAAGAAATCCTAATCTGTCACCATCAACCATACTAGCAACTGCTGATTTTGCATCCGTTAAGAAACGAGTTGTAATTTTTACAGGTTGAGAGGAACTAATAGTTTTCTTGGTTGCGAAATCATCAATGGTTGTGTTGATGTCAACTTTAGGTCTAGTTTCGTTTCCACCATTGAAGTTGAAACTATCGAGTTGGAATACTGGTTTTACCTCATCAGATATTTGCTCGTTGCTGTGAATAAAGGCAGCATGATAGGGAATAACATTAAGAATATTGGAAGTAAATTCTGAAAATGCGTTTATTGAAACATCAGTCGAAAGATCCAGAAATCCACACCTGTTGACAGTCATTTTAAGGTATCTTGTATCGTATGATGTAGAAGTACCATTATTGAGAGGAATATGCATCGGACCCATGAGTTGTGGACGTTTAATGGTTTGAGGTGTTGCACTAAATAATCCTGCTTCCCCATTTACCGCTTGTTCGTTTACTTCACCGTACCATAGTTTATAGTCCGCGTTTGTACTGACGCATATCGCATAACTTGTGTTTGGTTTGAGATAAACAGGAGTAGAGAAGGTAAAGGTTGTTCCGCTCCCTTGTGTATCTTCTGCTCTATTTCTGATGATATTTGTTTCAGTTACCTCAGAGAAAGGAAGAACTTTAAATGGATGTGGAGAACCATTATACATGGGTCGCACATGAACCTTGACAGGATCTCTTGTATCCAATGATCCAGAGGGAAGCGATGAAAAGAATAATTCAACATCCTTTAGAGTGATTCCATTTGGATAGTTTGTTGGATCCACAAAAATTTCTTGTGCGAATGGTGTTTGTGAATTGAAACTTCTTGATAGGTTGTCTGCGGAGTTTGCTTCATAGTAATCACTAGAGACATCATCCACGTTGCTTGCTTTTCTTCTAGTAATCGCTGGTCGTACAGAGTAAGAGTCTCCTTCTTTCGTTTCTAATAATCCTTCAGCATAATATATTGCATCTGCACTTGATGTTGCAAGGGCAACTGAACCATCGTTCACATCACTAATTCTGACTAATTTTTTACCAGTGAGGTGTGTTCTTGATGGAATACTAAAGGTTATACCAGTAGCAGATCCTGCTACGTCTGTTACAAGAGTTCTTTTAAATTGACCATCGAAGTAGACATAGTGGGTTGCTAAAGGTTTCAGGTTGTCGATAAAACATTCAACAGTTCTATTGTTTGCGAATGGAACGACACTTAAATCTACAATTTTATTACCGATCTTTTTAATCAGTTTATCAGAAAGAACTCTAGAGACATATGATGATCTTCTGGGATTTGTGTATTCGTTCCCGGATGATTCGTGTTCGATATTAATATCGTTTCTTTTACGAGAACCGAACCAAAGACTTTCCCAATCTTTCCATTGAGAACCAAAACCACTTGATCTACCTCTCTGGTACGCATTGATAAATGTCTCCCAGTTATCCGCCTCACCAACAGTATTTACAATTACTGTTGGTTTGAGTGATTGAGCAAAAAAGTTATCACTACTTGGTGATAATGTCACTGTTCCAAGATAGTCTGCGACAGAGAATTGGTTTGCACTAATCACATCGTTTGCTAATGGGTTGGATGTATATCGCACCTGTGAACTGATGGGGAGGTAAATATTATCACTGGTTCGTTCTACATTGGCACCGAGACTAGCACCAGTAATTCCCATTCGGATAAATGTTGATTCAAATGCTGGGCGAAGTTCTCCCTGTTCTGTGTCTATTGAACAGTTGTGATCTCTTTTTGACGTTATAGAATTATTGTGTCCAAGGAACGTGTCAACAAAGATACCATCTGAAAATGCTGTTCTTGATGATCGGAAGTTTTGGGCACGGTTTAGTGCTTCTTGTTCTAGATCGTTTTTGAAGGTGAAATATGAGTCGAATTGTGTGGTGGATTCTAACTCATTAATTTCACTCATTGTTGTTCTTTGATTATCAATATATCGATATTTTATGTCCGATGAGAACCTAGTATATGGTGGAACATTGAGATCACCAATGTTCATATTGAGGGGATCTACTTCAGGTGCTTTGGGTGAAACAGCAGACACACCCTGTATAATTTTAAATTCTCTAGTTTGTCTATCTAGAACAACGCTGTCCACTCTACTAAGATAATGTTCATATGAGACGGTAGAAAGAATAATTCCGTTATTGAAAGCAACTACCTGTGAACCACCAGATCCGTTATCAAACGACGTATCTTCTTCATCTGTTGTAACAGGTCTAAAGTCAAAGGCATCTGCTAGACTATAGGTTTCTCCTGTTTCAGTATCGGTGAATGTTGGAATATCATCATATTTTATTTGCTCTAGTGGATAAGAGTCCACCGTAAATGGTCCGTCTCCAGAGTGTGAAAAATATCTATATGTGGCGGAGTTAATATTTAGATTACCATCGGCATCCACCGCACAAGTTGCACCTGCTTTAAGTACAATTCTACTTCTTCGGTATGCATCAATTCCGGAGTTTACTTCTAGATCAAAACTATTAGTAACATCACGTTGACCATCGTTGATCGTGGTCATGGAGTAAACATCTGCGTGTGCGAGTTTTACAATTCCAGTTTTGGGATCGCCGGTAACACCACTTCTCGCCCCATCCGCCAGTGTTTTTGTTCTGATATTATTTTCTACGTCAGAACTTGCATCGGACTGCCATTGTTGTGAAGCAATAACTGTTCCTTTACCGCTATCGGGAATATTTGAACCCTTTGTTATGGTAAGAACTGGGTTTGCTTGGTTGTTTGAAACTGATAATTCCATATCAGTACCGATGTTCATTAGAGTTGCACCGTCACCGGATGAGTTTGTACTATAGAAAATTGAATATGATGATCTTGTTGGTGGGAGGAATGGTTTGGTTGAGGTAATCGTTACACTACCAGAACTCATATCAAAGGGGTATGCCTTCTTGACTAGGAACGAGGAGTTTAACCCACCAGAACCCGATGCTCTGATTAAACCAGAACCAATTGGTGCTTTGAATATTTGTCTCGAAGAACCAATATCTTCTAATGCAGTTTCAGTATCTTCAATGCCAATTCTATATCTCTGTGTGTTATCATCTGTGCTACCATCATCTATGGCGATGTGTGTTGAGTCTGAAAACTTCCCATCAGTCATGTTAATATTGAAGAGATAGAGTTTTATGTTTCCTGCCGTGTCCTCTTCAATTGTCCTGATATTACAGGTTCCGATATTGGTTGTAATTTGTAACCCACCAAGATCATTGACTTTTTGAACGATACCTTTTTTGTTCTTTGTGAATGTTTCTCTTGTTTGGTTATCACCAGAAACAAGACAATCAAAAGATGAGTCTCTGAGAACATTTACATAATTGGTCAGTGGAGTTGAGAGGATTTGTTGAGTGACAATGTTTTTATCAAGTCCTCGATCAACTGCGATATATCTTGGTGCAATCGTTTCAAATTCATATCCACCAACATATGCTTTGCCTGCTCCAAGTTTAATTGCGTGCTTGGTTCCGTTACTGGACACACCAAATGCTTCTATGTGTGTTGCTGTGGTAAGTTGGAAAGGTCTTACCGTATAGTTTCCTGACTCGTCGAATGTTCTTCTTGCAAGAGTATCTTCAAATACTGCATAGTCGGTATAGCGAATTTGTTTTGTTGTTTCGCCATTGATAACTCGCATGATTTCAAAATAATCTTCACTTTCAAAAGTAGAACCTTCACCTGAGATTTCTTTCGTGCTTAGTTCAAGACTTACTTTATATCGATCTGCTCCCGGTGAGTTGAAGTTATAAAAACCAAAGGAGGGGTCTTTGAGACTATCATCTTCCTCAGAACTGATAAGATCTCTTTTAATTTGAAAACCAACAGATGCTGAGGGGTTTTCAAAAGTTCTATATGTCGCGGTGACACCAGCGATACCAATTGTCTCGCTGTTTGTTTCTATGAAGAAACCATCAGCATAGTATATACCAGATCCGATGCCGATAATATTGGTAGCAACACTGACCGCCGGGGCGGTGTTCGTTGAGGGGACAAGTTCAACCGAAACTTCAGGGAGAGTCCCTAAAATCACCAACTTGTCTCCAGCAGAAAATGAACCAGATGTTGACATATTAACAAAAAGAATTTGACTATTGTCGTCTGTCAGGTCAGGACTTACATCAGAGTAAGAAATAACTCTTGCCTCAACACCAGTTGTTACGTTTTTGATTGTTTTGTTACGGAAAGTTTTTAGTGTTTCTGTATCAAAAGAGGTACTGTTTAGTCGTAGAGCAATACCACTCGACTCTGTGATTTCTCCACCGCGAACTGACGCTCCTTCTTCAAAGAAGTGATCACCGATTCTTTCAATTTGATTTTGGAGAATAGTCTGTAATTGAGTAACCTCTCTCGCTTGAAGAGGATAACCGGGACGAGACATGATTCGTACAAACTTTTTGTTTGGATCAAAATCATCGTAATATGGATTTTTGCCGTGGAAGTCTTTTCTATATGATTTTGCCATTTTATTCCTTAGAAGTCAAAATTAATTTTAAACAAATCAAGTTGCTCTGCGTTCCTTGTTACTTGTTCTATATCATTTATGTATAACATTTTCCCAGAAAACAAATTCAATTCTGGGGGAGAAACACTAGTAATATCTAGTTCTAAATTATTTACTGCTAAAGTTTCTCCAGCAATAAAACCGGTTGTATTAGATGAAGATCCGGAAACAACATTACTTAAGAAAACATCCCCACTGCCACCATTTATGTTGGTGAAATCAAGGACGATTCCTCTCCCACCACTACCCCCAGTTGCTGCTGCATCGAAAGGTATGGATGTGTAGGGTGTTCCGGGATCGAATGAGAATCCATCTGTTCTACTAACTCCTAGTTTATGTGAACACCTGTATACTTCAGTGAAGGAAGATCTAATAGAGTCCTCTAATAAAGTGTTCTTAACTTTTGCCGTTTTTCCAGTAAAGGTATACCCACCCGAAGAGGAGTCTGTTGTAAACGTGTGAATGGTTTCTCCGTTTTTTAGTCTAGAATTTAATCCATCTAGTATAACTTTTCCAAGAGTGGGACTAAATTTTGTAAATGCATTCGTTACGTTTGCAACTTTGCCGGTATTGTAAGATTCGGTTCCGAATAAAAATTCTCCACCCGATGTGAATATATCATCAAATGTTTGTCCGGTGCTTGACTCTAGATCTACAGTGGTTCTGATATATGCATCAGTTCCAGCAATTTTTCCTGCTTTTGTGTAACCCGCTCCAATTTTGGGAGACAACCAAAGTCCATACTCTCTATAGTCATTTCCAAGAACGGCACGAAAATTTTCTCTTCCATCGATTTTTATAAGAATAGAAATTCTTTTTGCCAGAAGATCAAAAACAGTATCACGACCAACACCCCCAATGGGATTGACGTAAACAGAAAGAACAGTTGCAGTAGGACTTGCTGTTGGAGAAACCGTGGCGGAGGCAGTGCTATAATTAGAACCTCCATTTGCAACGACTACTGCGTCTATTGTGTTTGCTGCGTATGAATGCATTTTTGCAAAGGCAGTTGCATTGGTGCCGTCACCTGTTATATTGATTGTGGGAATTATTTCATATAAACTAGTAGAATCTGGGAGAACACTCCAGTTTGATTCTACGGTTGCTATTTTCAGTGAACCATCATATGCTGTAATTTTTCTAAACTGACCAACACCAGTTCCATTTACTATTCTAATCGTGTATTCATTGTATATGTCGTTGCTTCCGCTTGCTCGGTTATCAAGGGTAACAGTGTTTATGTCGGAGCGGACTGCTATATGACCATTCGATGATTTTATCGTTTGGGCATATTCACTTCCTTGTGTAGATACATCTATAGAGTCAACAACACTCCCACTAGAAGTGTACTGTACCGCATATTGTAATTGTTTGTCTTCGGAACCATATGCAAACGGTTTATTGTCGTATATGGGTAATTCTTTAATTGGAATATATTCGGAGTCTATAAAATCAATAAGATCAGATGGAACCTTACACATAAACTTCCAAACATATCCGTTTCCGAGATATTCTAAACTAGTTCCTGTACTGGTTGGTTCCTCTAATGATTGTTTTCCTCCACCATTGGAGATGCAAACGTAGATATTTCCATCTGTTGTATAAACGTAAAAGTTTCTAGTTGAATTATCCGCACTAAGTGAATAGGTTTGATAGATTATGCCTGATGTCCAATTGACCCGTGGGATCATCAATGCGATTGAGGAGTCGGTTAATATTTTGGCAGTTTGTAGTTGTCTTCGGGTGTCTAGTTCTTTTTCAATACTATTATCCACTAGTCCACTAGCAAGAGAACCCTTAGTGGTAGTGCTACTGGCACCAGAAATGAATAAAGCAACGCTATTATCTAAAGACGAAAATTGTCTCTGGAGTTCGCGTGCGAGAAAAACTTTAAGATTACTTGATAGATCTGCCATATTACTTTCAGTTTGTTGTATTACTGTATTCGATATCGTTTACCATTATGCTGATAGGAACATCCATCCAACTTGTATCATGCGTTATACTAGTATATAGTGTGCCATCGAATGAGGGATCGACGAGTCTTGCTCCACCTGAAGTCTCACCAATTATTGGTGTTGGTGTCTGATACCATGCCGATAATTGAAGAGCGAGATCTCCACCATCCACCAATCCATCTTTGTTAAGATCGGCGGTTCCACCAGTATCTCCGTATGCAGAGAGAACACCTACAAGGTCTGCTCCATCTACTTTGCCATCTTGGTTGAAGTCTGCCGCTAACAGACCCTTTGTAAACCGACCATTCAATACTTCAATGTTTAATGTGTCAATTCCTATATTGAAATATTGTTCGCCGTTCCCTTGGTGGGATGCTGATGCAGTGTAATTAATTACTCTACCTATTGCGATTGGTTCATTGTTTCTAGTTTGTGTTACAACTTCTCCAATTTGATATGGTGTTCCGTTTAGAGTAAGTCCTCTTCCTATATTATAATAATATCCATCAGTCGTTGGTGTGATTGTGGATATGGTTTCATTCCCAACTAGCACTGGTTTCATTGGAATACTAACAATATTTCTTTCGCCGGTCGGACCCAAAGTCGGTAACTCAAGGTGAGCAGGGTGTCTGTGTACAATCCAGTAATCAGCAGTTGCGGAGTCGGTCCCACCAACCATAGTAACTTGTCCACCAGAGAATCCACCAGACAAACTGGTCTCACTTGGGGAAGTATAACCTCCATAGTGTTTGACATATGTTCCGAATCTGGTGCTGTTGGTGTTTATGGTGTTTGTTCTTGAACTTCCTACGGGGAAAAATCCAAACAAACCGACATGTTCTCCGTTTGAATCTGATGTTGCTCCGATGTATCCTGTACATCCAAATGCTCCGCCCGCCTGAATTCTATTGATTTCTGCCTTATCCCATTCGGCACTTTGGGAAACGAACGATGCGTTATGATTTCTAACACGAATTGTGTCTGGAGCGTGTATGATTTCATTTTCAGGAAAAAGGTGAGGAGTTCCATATGTTCCACTTGAAAGTGCGAGTTGGAAAAAGTCTTCTGTCGTGCTTCCATCTTGTCCATTATATCCAAGGGGATAAAAATCAAAGAAAGTTGAACCTGCACCGGTTGTGAATGTAAATCCTCTTGGGTCAATGGTGGTCCCGAATGTGTGTGGTAAGTAGTGACCAATTATCGGAGTGTGTCTTGTGAACGAATCTGAAGTCACTCCCGCATCACCAGACATAGAAACCTCGTTGATGTATTCCGCAAACATCAAAGTTCCTGATGGGTGAACTAAGCGACGAACTGCGTCGGCAAATTGTTGTAAACTCTTATTGACTCTGATAATATAAGAATAGTTTTGATAGAAGAAACTATCCTGTATGAAGGAACGACCACTAAGTTTTCCGGTATCATCTTTGTATGTGTCAGGTCCATCAGTAAGAACAACTTCACCTAGACCAGATAAACTTGCACCTGTTCCGCTGAAAGTTTCAAAGGAAAATGCAAGACTTTCGTTTGATCGATATACTCCAAAGTTTTCTTTGTACTCGAACCCACGAATATCTCCGCGTGGTCCGACGTTATTGATACTTGCTCTCAGTAGTGCGTTTCCGTATTGGTCGCTGACTGTAACATCATCACCAAGTTCATACCCCGTTCCGCCTGTATTAATTCTTAAAGAATCGAGAGTTGGTAAAACTGGAATGGTATATGCCGCAGAGGTTGACCCTGATGTGGTAACTTCTACTGGGTTTTCTGTTGTAAAAGTTCCTGATATGTCTTGTACAGCAAGAGAGAAGAAATCAACCGATCCCTCATGTACATAATTGACATTATCAATTAAAGCAGTCGCATAGATTTCTTTATTTATTGGACTTTTCTGAACAAGTAAACTATTTTTTATTGTTAGTGCTTCTTCTACAGAAAACATAGGAGCAATTCTTATGAACTGTCTGTCATCAAAAGTGCTTGCAGATAATTTTAAAATTCTATCTTTGGGGTAGTCAACTTCAATTGTTGTGTTAAACAGAACACGAAATAATAAGTCAAAGGATGCTTTGGAACCCTTTGCTTTATACATGTGTCCAACATTTTTGATTAGAGTTTTTTCGTTGGTGCCGTCTGCCAACTGATAAGGGAAATCTTTGATATATGTGTTTCGGAAATATTCTAAGAAACTATCAAGTGTTTCATCAATATCGCTGTATGTTCCTAATCTTACACCCTCTGCTCTTGGGTTTCCATGTTGCTCAGACCACTCATAATACGCTTCTACAAATTGAACAAATGTCTCGTAGTTTTCTAGAACGAAATCTGGAAGTTGGTCTTTTAGTTGTGTAGAAAAGCGTTCATCAACTGCCGGATCATACGGAAGTTTATCAAAAGTGTATCCATCAATTCTTAACGGTAGGAGAAGTGACCCACCAAAAATGTTTAAAGGCACGGGTTATCTCCTATTAATACCCAGAACCACTTGAACTGCTAGACGTTGAGGTGCTAGACGAATTCGTCTGTGAGGATCCGAGAGTGCTTGAAGTTGAACTTCTGGTTGATGTGGTTTGAACAATACCGTTTGTTCTGATTGTTATGGCAGAGGTGTCAATGGCGTAATCATTAAAAATAATTTTGTCGCGGACAGAAACATATCTTTGATTTTTTGCTACTGCAAATATTTTGATTTCTGGGGAATCTACAGGAGAGGATATTTGAACTTGATCTATCCTAACAATCCCATTTCCATAATCAACTGTTCCAGCATTCTGTAAAACTAATACATTAGTAACACCGTCTTTGGTAAAGAAAGATATATTTCCAAATCCATCATCTCCTACAAAAACGTCCTTGGTTACGCTGTCCGTTGGATCTAAGTATCTAAACGTGTTAGAGGTAACAACATTTTTATGCCCATCGTGTGGGTGATCTATCGAATTTCCGAAAGACAGAATATATGATACATTTTTGATTGATGTTGGAAGAATTCTTTTTTCCATCAACACTTCAATTGCGGACGAATCAATCGCGGATGATGCAGAATCAATATCTGTTAGAAGTTTTGATATTGCGAAGGATTGATCAAATTTTCCTAAGTTGTTTTGTAGATTAGTGATTATATTACTACGAACGGCAGCACTGATCGAATCTACCGATAATGTTGTTTTTGTGCTATCATAAAGAACATCCGCTGTTAATCTAAGATAAGTGTAATCTGGATCAACAATAGTAGGAGTGATTGATAAAACTGCTTTTGTCTTTAAGAAATTTTTTACTTCATTTTTAACAGCGTCACTGACAATTGTACCAATACTGGGTTTGAGTGCTATAAACACACTTCCAAATGTTGGCGGATCTGCTTCTTCTCCTCCATACACGAAGACAGAATCAAAACCAGTAAAGTTCGATTCTACAAGAGATGAGTAGTCATTTTTTGTCACTGCTCTATTCTGTGAGGTAAATGCTCTGGGTGCTTTAAATCTGATAGCATCAACTGTTTCTAAATCAGTTCCTCCAGAGGCAATTGATTTAACTTCTACGGTGTTTGCCGCATTAAGGTAACTAAACGCTCTACTAGTTGCACTATCTCCATTTCCCGCCCCATTAGCAGCAGTGGAATTTGTAATTAAATATGTGATTGTTATTAGGTTGCCCGTTTCTAGTTTTTCTCCAATAACATTATCGCCAAAATAAATCTCAAACTCTCCGGATGTGTTTTCCTCTATCCAGTATGTTTTTGATGAACTGGTTATTTCAGTGAGATCACCTGCCCTCGACCATGTGTCTGTGAGACCAGTGGTATCTGTCTGGGAGTTTTGGACTCTTACACTTACTGTGGATATGTCAGCGTCGATATCATTGATTTTATACTTTCTATTGTTATCGGTGTCAGGAACAACATAAGTTGCACTAGACAGAGATCCCTCTTTGATGTTTAGATTTGTGATCGCCGGAGTGGTTGCACTTGTCCAGTTAATTTCTGCTGATTTTGTGTTTACAAAAGTAAAAGATTTGCCGTTCACGGTTGTAATGAATTGTGCGCCCGGAAGGAGAATATTGGATACTGGATCTTCTGCGAGAGTCACATCTACAATTGCTGTTGGTGCGGTTTTTGAGTTTGGTGTGTAACCAAGACTCTTTGCAAGTGATACCACTGATGCTCTTTTGACAGCACTGTCCAAGAACATTTCGTTAGCGACGACATTGTTGTAAAAACCTTGGTAGTATGTGTTATATGCAAGAAGATCAATGAGGACTGCCATACCAGATCCCTCAAAGTCGTAGTCTTTAAACTCGGTTTGACCTTTGAGAAAATTCTTTAGGTTCGTTTTAATATCTTCAAATTCTATAGAGTTAACTGATAAGTTTTTTCTGTTTGTCGCCATTACCTTAACCTCTTAAGTGTTATTGGAACTACCGTAGTTCTCGTATCGCCAGTCATTCTAAATCCAATAGTTACTTCAAATTCATTTCTATCAAATATTGCTACGACATTAACTTGAAGTATCTTAACTCTAGGTTCAAAGTTTCTTAGAACAGTTCTAATTCTTGCTTCAATTTCACTCGCAATAATTGGCGATGCTGGTTCAAATAAAAGTCCTCGGATAGAAGAACCCAGTGTCGGATTGAATGGTCTTTCACCTGCATCTGTCAGAATTAAATTTTTCACCGCCGCCTTAATAGACGCAGCATCCTGAAGGATAGACACATCGTTCGTGACGGGGTTCCTCAAAAAGTTTAAATCTATGTCGCTATATTTTGCCATGTCTTAGTATCTATGCTTTATAAACCAGCAATACCTTTAAAATCTGGACTACCTATTTTTCCTAACAGGCGAGTTCCGAAACATGGTTCATCCAACATGGATAGAACGCTAAGTCCGGTTGTTTGTTTTGCAATAAAGTCCAATGCGAACTCAAATTGTAGATTATCGTCGTTGATTAACGCTGGAATACTTGCTTGGAGATCTGCAATGTTTGCTCCGAGTGATGAAAGTTCTGCGAGGGAATCATTTCCTCCGGTTGGGAAATTTGTCATAAAGTTTGCAACGTCTCCGTCTACCAGAGATTGTATGGATCTCATCATGTCATCTCCCGGTCCAAACAAACTGTTGAAGATGGGGGAGTAGTGATCCTCTGCCGCCTGAGCAGGATCCCTTAATGTTTCTTTTAGTGTATTGAATTGTGATGCAACGGAGTGAAGACCACCTAGACCGGGATACTCGCCTTGGATACCACCGGGTCCATATGTGTCAGAACCAAAGGCATCTGCGATACTCACCCCACTGAGTCGGTCGCTATGAATCCTGAAGGAATCAACTTGTCCGTTGAGTGTTCCTAGTTCCTGTGATAAAAATCCAAAAGTGGTCAGTGGGTTCCCGTTCGCGTCGGTTACTGGACTACCGCTACCATCAGTGAAGGTAACACCCAGACCGGTATTGATTCCTGCGAGAGCATTCCCAATAGAACCTTGAACGCTACTCATCGCGTCTTCGATTGGATTTTGAAATGCACCATCTTCAGAACCAACCAATTCCATGATTGATTTCTCGGCGGTCGATAAATCGAGCGACGGAATGTCGCATCCTGTAACGTCTAATAGTGGTCTTGTAAAAACTGGCATATTTAATCTCCTGTAACAGAACTTGCTGCTGATGTTATTTTATGTACTCCACATCCCGCTTGGTCTCCTAGTCGGGCGAGTGGTTTTCCTTCCACAAAAACACTGTTTGAACCTGTGACAATACTCACGGTGTGAATGTGATCTTTATATGGATGAGGTGAAACCATGCTACCAAGGTGTGCGGCAGGCATCCCTTCTATAAAAACAGAATTTGCTCCTGTGACTATCTGACCAGCACACTGATCACCTACTCTTGCTGCTGGTTTCATGATACACCCACAAATTCGTAATCTTCATTTTGTAACGCACCCATATTCTTACCTCCCAAAATCTTATATAAAACAGAGTCTCTTCTAATTCTGAAATCATTGTTGGCATAATCAACAAAATCAGCAGTGGTGATTGCAACGACATCAACGAAGTCTTCATATGAATCCATGTTGCTAAAGTTAGCAGTGTTAGATCCCATCGCAGCGTATTGTGCGCCGGGTTGCCTGCCATCTTCAGCAGCGGCAACGATTCCATTTGCACAGTTAAAAATAATACAACACTCCATCGCCGCTCCTCTTGATGCAATGTTTGTACCGTCTATACTGGTGGTATCGATACCATTTTCACCACAGTTTATAATAGAGCAACCCTGAACTTGAATTGACTGTCTATCGTTTGTGCTTTCATGGAATATACCTGATCCCGGAACATTATAAATTACCGTGTTTGTTATGTTAATATTACCACTATTTATCCTCATACCACCCTCGTTTCCACTATCGGACGAAGTCCCCGGTCCCCTGAAGCGACAATTCTCACACATTCCACCGCTAAGTAAGCGTGCCAAGGAAGAAAATGGTCCGGAATCCAACACAACTTCACACATGCTTAAATTTGAGTTACTCATTGTTAAGACCTCGACACCAGTGCTGTTTGATGTTGCGACTTTGAAAAAGCAACCAGTCCATAATTGAACATCAAGATCACCAGCGGTATTTTCTATGATACCACTTTTACTAAAAGACGCACTTGTGTTTTCAAAAGATAAACACTTATACGAAGTATGTTCATGGGTGAAAATCATTTCTACATTTTCACTGCAAATAAATTTTGGGTAGTTGGTAAGATCTAGACTCATACCAGTTTCATCAAACTTTGGACGAAGAATATTACCAGACGAATCAGCACCAACCCATTGCATTGGTGCGGCAGCAGTAGGAGCAGTTGCCGAAGTAACAAGTTGAGTCGTACAGTTGTACGTTCCCCCTAACCATATCCACTTTCGATCTTGCAATGTCTGTGAATCGAGACTAGAGGTCCAATCTCCACTGGTAATCGCTTGGAATGCGTTATCGATATCCGAACCGTCTTTCGATCCTGCTCCATCTGGTGATAGGAAAAAATTAGTCAGTGCCATCTATCAATCTCTCCCATAAACTAAGAATCCCTGAATCCCTGTTATACCGGGGTATGATATTCCATCGATGTTCATGTAAATATAACTTCCTGCTGTAATGGATGCACTACTCATAGTAGATGTAGTTGCTCCATGTGACGCGGTTGCGGCATTAACTGTAGCAATTGTTCTGGTCGATGATGTCGGATCTCCAAACGGATCTCCGTAATTTGCCACGACAAACGAAGCAGTGATTCCACCTGTTCTTCCTGTCCGAATCCCTGCTTGTGTTGCAGTTGATGTGAACGGAACATAATGTAACGCTGTTGTCTTAGCACCCGAAGAAATACCAGATGATGCTTGGATTACAAAGTGTGCAACATTTCCACCATTTTCTCCTGCTGCACCAGTTGCTCCTGTCGCACCAGCGGCACCTGCATCTCCTGCTGCACCTGTAGCACCAGTGTTGCCATTTGTACCATTATTACCTGCTGCACCAGTTGATCCTGTTGCTCCATCATTTACATAGAATATTCTACAGTTGCCGGTATTGAAAGGTGAAATTCCAAGATTGAAACCATTGTCGGCAACTACAGATCCAGTAAATGTGTATATGTTGGATGCTTCAGCAACACTTATGTAATCATAAAGAAGGAAACTCGATGGGTTGGTTTGTGATACTACATGCAACCGACCGCGAGTGGCACCATTAAAGTATCCAGTTAGTCCCGAACCATCACTGTCTGTGTTAAAGAAAGAAGCAGAGTTTGATAGGAATTTAGATTTTCCGGCAGCGTTAATTGCATCAAGTGCGCCTGTCAGTGCAATGTAAGGAAGTCCGGGAGGGAATCCTGTCGCACCAGCGGCACCTGCATCTCCTGCTGCACCTGTTGCACCAGTGTTGCCATCTGTACCATTATTGCCTGCTGCACCTGTTGCACCAGTGTTGCCATCTGTACCATTATTACCTGCCGACCCTGTTGCACCAGTGTTGCCATCTGTACCATTATTACCTGCCGACCCTGTTGCACCAGTGTTGCCATTTGTACCATTGTTACCTGCCGCACCTGTTGCTCCAGTTGCTCCAGTTGCTCCAACAAGACCAGACGCAGTGCTTACATGAGTTCCGTCTGCAAAGGTGATTCCGGCATCTGTAGAAATACCAGCGACATGAAGTTTGGCAGTTTCATCAACCTTAATTGCAGGTCCACCGGGAAGTCCGTTTGCACCACGGGTAAACATGGTAAGACCAGCATCAAGATAGATCGTTCCCGTTCTCCCCTCAATGTTGTGAACAAACGGATTGGTTGAGTTGAAGAATGTTCCGTCTTCAAGGGTTATACCAATGGTGTTGTTGATACCATATTTGAAACCAACTGATCCAGTTTCGACATCCATTGTAATGCCATTGAAGATAAGTGGTTGGTCATCAGTGTGTCCTGTAGTAAACACAAAGAACAAATCACTTGTTGGTCCAGATAGACCGGAAAGGGTGGTCAGGGTTTCTGATTTTACTGAGTACCCTGTTGGTTTTGTTGGATCACTTCCACTGAAAGAGTAATCAACATCAAAGTCGCCCTTTGGTGGTGCGGTAGAACCAAAGAATACTGAGTTGAATAACCCACCTGCTCCGGAGGCGTGAGAAAGAAGACTTCCCGGAATCCTGAAAGGGGATTGAACATTATTTACATTTAGAGGAGTTGTACCACCATCTTCATCTGTAATAGTGAACTGGAAGTCTTGTGAGAGTGTAATACCCACACCCGCCTCCTCGGGTTGACCGGGGAACCCGAGACCGGGGTCATAATTTCCTTGACTATCTCCACCGTCTGCGTAATCAATTTCAGTGTCATCAACATTAATCACACACCCAGTAATTCTAGCACCAGTTTTGCCTGTCAAACCAGTAGAACCAGTTGAACCAGTCTCGCCGGTTGAACCAGTCGTACCAGTTGTGCCTGTTGTTCCTGTGGGACCGGGGTCGCCATCATCACCGGGTGCGCCAGATCTACCAGCGGTAATGAAACTCTTGAACTTAACATATCCACCACCAAGTGTTCCGCCGGGTTGGTCTGCACCCAGAAGGGAACCAGTGATTCCAACTGATGCGGTAAATCCAAATGCGTTTGCTTGTCCGTCAGAATCACTGGGGTTATCAAATGTAATCGCACCGGGAGAGTGTACCGAGAGTGTTACAAATGTATCATTTACACCTAGAGATGATCCAGCAATGGTCGGAGAAAACAAATTGTCCACCGCAACCTTCATTAGTCGTACCTGACATCCAGTGGAGAAAATTTTTGCCCATGTTTCGGCAGCGGCACCACTATCATTCGCATTTTGTGGGAATGATTCAAATTCTCCAAGTCCTGATGACCGTGCGCCAAAGGCAAAGAAGTATTTTTCACCATCGACCATTGGTTCATTGCCTGATGTATTTGTCTCGGGTTGATAACTGAAAAACCCATCCGAACCCCCCACTGAGGTCAATGCAGGGTTGCTTACTTGATCGCCAAGAGTTAACCAGAGAGTAGTATCAAACGCATCCAACCCACCTGCATCACCCTTCGCTCCCTTGACTTTTCCAAGGGTAACTGTTGACTCGTTTCCGTCTGGGTCGATTGCGGTGAATCCGAGATTACCATCTTGGTCAATTGTAAATCCTGTGACACCTGATCCAGTCTTGCCGGTTGCACCTGTTACTCCATCTTCACCAGTGTTCCCGGTTACACCAGTAAAGCGAGTGATACCAATTGGGGATGGAACTACAATTTCCCCCGGTGTAAATGTTCCGCCATGTCCGGGACCGATTGAAATATTTTCATTTATTTCAACAACTCGGAACATATTTTCCGATGGTGGAAAGTCAAGATCATCGCCATCGTCGCCCGAATCATTTATGATTGTGGGTGTTATGACGTTGGATATTGTTCCTTGTATAAAACTGTTTTCGTTAACGGTAGAATCAACGTGGAATTTATCGCCTGCGGTAAGTTGATCAAGGGAGGTTGTTACATCAGTGCCTAAGTTTCCTGCTTTACCCATCGCAGTGGTATTGATATAGAACGCCGCAGTTGCTCCGTCATTTGTAATACCAACATACATTCCACCGGCAGTCAAACCAAAGACACGAACTCGATCTCCCGAATTTATTTGTCGTCCTGCTACTTTGGTGGTTAGATTGAGTTGAAGGTAAGTTCCGAAGATAGTATTATTCATAAAAAGGTTGCGGATCTCACCATGCCCAAATGTTGTACCAGAAGAACCTGCTTGTACAATCTCGGTAACAATTCTAGGAACTCCAAAGGTGTAACCATCATAGTAACTTTGGTCTGCTATGAAAGTTTCATTATCAACATACGGTGGTAGTCCATGCCCGGTGTTTCCTAACTCTAGGAAGAATGAAGTTACACCTTTATTATTAAGGTCGTTGTCTCCAAAGATTATCAGACCGTCATTTGAATCGGCAAATATCCGCATTTCACCATCGTTGCAAGATGACGCTGCGGGCGTAATAACATCAAATTCAAGATAGTCAACGATACCATACGGAACTCCCAGTTTAAAGACTGCGTTTGATCCGGTGTTTCCTGTTGTACCAGTGCTTCCTGTGGTTCCTGTTGTACCAGTAGTTCCTGTTGTACCAGTAGTTCCTGTAGTTCCAGTTTCGCCTGTGGTTCCAGTGGTTCCTGTTGTGCCAGTGATTCCAGTGGTCCCGGTGGTCCCTGTCTTACCAGTTGCACCAGTGGTTCCTGTTGTACCAGTGATTCCAGTGGTCCCGGTGGTCCCCGTTTTACCAGTTGCACCAGTCGTTCCCGTTGTACCAGTGGTTCCTGTTGTGCCAGTGATTCCAGTGGTCCCGGTGGTCCCTGTCTT